ATGCCCCGAGCAGGCATACTTGATCGTGCTATATCAATGATTAAAGCCGTGCAGTGCAAAAAAAGTGCAAACGTTTTTCTTTTTATAAATCCGTTTTATTCCCTCACCTAGTAAAAAATCCATTTCTAAGCATTCAAAATTATATATTTTCATTGATTAAGCGAACAAACGTTCGTATAATAAAAGCTGAGGTGATAGTTATGGAACAACAACCACTTAATGGAACCCTTGAAAGCGACCCCCGGACTATCAAACTAAGCCCCCTGCTCCTTTATGTAAAGATACGCGACTCCAAGACAAACGAGCTAATCAATTGTTTGGTACATGCCCACGCTTTGGATTTTCTTTATCGTGCAGAGAAAGGATCAACTGTTGCACTGTTTGGTCATTACAATAGTAAAAAACAGTTTGTGATCACCAAATACGCATTCTGCGCTACAACTGTGACTACAGCATAATGATGATGGGGTGATATTTAGTGATACAAATAGAGAACGATGCAAAGATTATCAATAAACGAACCGACCAAAATTTCAAACGGCTCATCAACACGCGCTATCAGATTAATGTGGTTTTCAATCACTACTCCAACACGTTCAACTTTCTTATGTATGTGGCCCATCCTAAGAAGCGTTCTCGCTCAATCCCCTTGCACACTGTAGAGACAGATGATCTTGTCTATCTGGAATCGCTAATCAAGCAGATTCGAGCGCACACCCAACTGACCATCACTTATACTGATTTTGTCGGCGAAAAGTGGCCATCAGACTTGCGACCTATTCAAAAGACATCAGCGGCTGGTGATGATACCCAGTATCTGAAAGTGCACGAAAGTACACGACTAAACGGCTAATTTAAGAGTAAAAATAGCTAATGTGTACCAAAACATGCACCATTATATCAATTTCCACCGATTTTCACCGTTTAATCAAAAATAACCCCCCCGTCAAATCAACGTTTTACGGGGTTCCGTGATAATTAACACACTTAATTGAAGGAGAGTACAGGTCTTAAATCTATTGTCATCAAAAACAGCTATATCACCCTATTATAGCCATTAATCGACGCTTATTATTTTTTCTGGCTACGAATTTGGCTACGGTTATCCTAAAATAACGATGTTTATTTGCCTTTTCAAAACGTTATTCTGCGTAATCATATATGAGATACACATATTGAAAATAATCCTAAGTCTTCCACCTTTTTTAATAATCAATTCATCACATTAGAAGCATATTATTTATGTTTAAAATCAGTTGTGATATCATTAACTTTGTTTTTATTTAGGGAGATGTTTTCACTTGCATACAAATAGAGCGTGGAAAATAAAAGGTAATGGTGGAAAATTACATAACTTAAATTCACATCGTTTTTTTATTGATCATCAATGTGCCTCGTGTGGATGGTCATTTGAAGATATTCCTGATAGATCATCTATCAAAACATTAGATGATTATAAAGTATTTTGGCATAAACAGATAAAAGAAAAACATTGGAAAAAGAAATGGAATAATCAAGGTGTTCATCAACTATTTGATAATATTAAAAAAGGTGATTTTCTTTGGACAAGAGATTCAGGAGAGTATTTTGTCGCAGAGATTACAGATGATCCTAAAAATCTATTTTACTTTGATACTAGCCTTGAAGCTACTGATAATGATTGTTCTGCACAACTAAAAAATATCGAATGGGTTAAAGTAGGAAAAGAAGACAGTGTACCTGGATCCGTTTCGTTTTATCCCGGTTTTGGATCTTTAGTTCGCATAGATAGCCATGAAGAAACAATTAATCAAGCATGCCCTTATACACCAACTAGCCTTTTTTCAGCTCTTTGCTTAAAACCATCACAGAACTTGATGAAGAAACACAAAATTACCAATAAAATGGAGTTTTTTCACTTAATCGGCTATGCCGCTGCAGAAGACTTGGTTGCCCTGTGGCTTTATGATCGTTTTGGATATGTTACTATTCCGTCAACTAACAAAATCAGTACCGAAAAATATGAATTTGCATTGGTAGATACTTCTATTGATGATAGTGGAAAATATATAAATCATAAAAAAATATATATACAAGTTAAAAACGGTAACGTTAATTTAAACACTAATGACTATAGTTCATTACTTTTAGAAAATGAAGAAATATGGCTAATCTCTACGCTGGGGACAATTGACAACAAAAAATCATCAAGCCGCATAGAACGTTTGTTCAGAAAAAGCTCAAATATATCGATTGAAAAATACGATATAAATGAATTGTTAAACTTCGTTTTTGACAAAAATAAACAAAAAATTTTGCCAACCAGCATAACTCAGTGGATCCCTTTATTTCTATAGAAAACTAATTTTCTAAAAGTCATTATCCTATCCCCGTTATATTTATTCAATCCCCTATATTTAGTAGATACTTATGGATAATAAACACTTAACAAAACAAAAAGCCACCCACCTCCTAAGAGATGAGTGGCCCTTTTCATACTTATAGTAAACGCAACTTGGGTTCACTAACTGCCATTTTATTGTTTAACTTGATTCCAAGAGAGCACTCTAGTTCATCAAATGGTAATTTTAATTCTGAAAGTAAATCAGCTTCTGACATGATGCCATTATCAACAATCATTCTGAACACCTTTTGGAAAAGTGTAGGTTCTTCCACCTTCAACATATCATCAAGAGGCTCAACTCTTCTCCACTTATTCCATGAGATTCTTTTGTTTAGATAGAGTTTCTGATCGTCATTGATTAAATGAAGTTGATACGTCTTATACACCATAGACTGTATTGATGTCTTCCAATACTTTTTCATCTTTACATAATATTCCAACGAGGTTGAAAGCAAACTTTCGGTAAATGCCTCATCTGGCATCAAAAAAGTTGATGCAAAAAGATTAGCTTGTCGTTCAATCGTATTTTTTAACTGCTGGGTAGTAAAATCATGTATGCTTTCAACTCCTGCATGCAAGACCAAGTGTCCCAGCTCGTGAGCCACATTAAATCTTCGTCTAACCGATGATTCACCATTATCGGTTAGCATGATGAAAGGCCTACCCCCAATCACTTCAGAGACAGCATCCAGTTTATCATTGGTCATGTTTGTTTTTACAACGATGATTCCGTGCACTTCTGCAGTTCTAATCACATCATCGACCGGTGTGCTAGTTCCTAATCCCCAACGCTCACGTATTTGCATTGCCATCGATTTTACAATTTCATCAGTCATTTCCCTCACATTCATATCTAGAGGCTCAGGTATATCAACTTTAGGAAAATTAACATAGCGACTTAACACCGAATAAATATCATTTTGAAATGATAGACGAACACTTTGCATATCACGCGCCCGTTTTGTCGCAGCACTTTGACTACGGAAAAAAGTCGCTCCATGTAAATTGCTGGCCTGCCCAGATGAAAAATAGCTTTTTGGAAAATTAAGATTAGATATAAGCTTCACTAGATAGTTCCCACTTGGAATCGTTTTACCCAACTCATAATTGGAAATCATTTGTCTTGATATTCCTGTTTCCTTCGCTAAAACTGTCATAGTTTTTCCACGAGCAATCCGAGCCCGTCTTAGCTGAACTGGATTAAACCGAGTATTCTCCATTTTTTCCATCCTCCAATAGTTTCTTGGACATAGATGTGAGGCTAAGGTCTAATTTATCAGCTGCTTTAGTCTGCTCTGCACTAGAAATAACCATTGGAGCATGCAATATGCTAACTTGACCAATCCATTTTCCAGTGTCTACATCCGGCAAACCAAGCTCGATGTAATCCAGTCCATAGTCTCTCCCACCATATGTTAACAAAAGAAAGGCCGGTGCATTAATGTCAACTTGACTATTTAATGGATCATTAGGATCATCGAAAAGACTAATTTGTTGATTCATAAGTCCAAGCTTCTGCCGATATAATGCTTTGCGCGGGATAGCTTTTGGACCTCGCGTTTTCACTGGGCTTATAACTGCTCCCTTTACTTTAAGAGAGAGATAGGTATGCCCGTTAGAATATTTACTAGAAGTACCACTTAGGATATCTCCATCGATTAAGCCTTCTCTTACTGCCCACTTCATACTATAGTCAACGAAGCTATGACGTAAATACCCATATGAGTTTCTAAAATCGTTCTCTTTCAGAACCGGGTTACCACTAATGAACTCATTAAATGCCTTTGAGGCGTGCTTAATTGTCATCGACATAACGCCGGATAACTTTGGATCACATTGGCTTTTCAATAGGCCTTCAAGTTGATACATATTGCTTTCCTCCTTTACCTCACACATGCTATGTTAATAGTTTGCCATTTTATTAAAAAAATGTCAACATCAAAAAAAGCGCCCACCCCGTTAGGAGTGAGCGCCTTCGTGTGTTACTTGATAAAACTGTTAATCTTCTTGTTTCCACTGATATAGTATCCGTTAGCCAGTTGGATTCGAGTTGTGTCCCCGTACTTGACGATCTTAGCAACATCAAACTCAGTCCCAGCTGGTTGCCAGTCAACAACATGCTTAAGGGCCTTATCTTTGTACCGGTGAGTACCGCGTACAGACTTTACTCGCTTGACACCGCCATCAACAGAATAGTATAAGCGATTAACGTTGGCTTGGTTAGACGTGATGTAATAGCCGTTTGCCAACTGGAACCGGGTAATTTTACCATAGGTTACCACTTTAGCAATCGCAAATACGGTGCCGGCTGGGAAGTTGTCTACTTTGTGTTTGAAGGCAACGTCCTTGTAGCGATTAATTGGCGTCCGGGCATAGATCATCTTGGGATTGTATCGGTAGTAGATGGCCTTCTTCGGCTTAGCTACATGAGTGGTAGTGCCATAGTAGTAGTTTGAGTACATTTGGGACACATCGAAACCACCATAACACCCAGGGAAGTGCCTGCTTGACGTCCATTGCCAGCCATTATATCCGGTATAAAGCTTAAACCCGGACGGGTTATAAGGATAGTTAGCTACCCAACCACCACGGCCCGAGTTGTTCAATGGTACCGAATTAATCCAGCTGCCCATCGTATAGACGTCTGTCTTAGGATAACCCATGCGATGGACTTCGTTAATCCAAGCCTTAACAATTTTGGAGTTCTGATTCCAACCAGAGTTGGTGGCTTCAAAGTCAAGTACGATCACACTGTTCTTTCCCAATCCTGCCTTAAACGCACTTCGGGCTGCCATTTGTGCTTCGGCCTTAGCCCCAGCCACTGTCGTGAATCGCGCAAAGTGATAACCGTTGACGTGTAAGCCAGCAGATACCGCGTTACGAATGCTTTGCTTGGCCGTTTGGTCAGTGAAATACGTGCCTTCGGATAGCTTGGCTATCATGGCTTTTACCCCATATTTTTTCATTGAACGCCAATTGGCAACGGTCATGATTCCATTGTTATTGGACGTATCCACAACATCATAATGCGGCATTACTTTGCATCTCCCTCCGTAGTGGCCGTCTTTTCGGGTATATCTAAGGGTGCTGGGTCAGCGGGCACTGTCGTAGCTTGCTTGTCCAGTTGTGCTTGCTTATCAGCGAACGCTTGCTCTGTGTCCGCCAGAGCGGCATTGTATTCAGCCTGTTTTGCTTGGGCTTTCGTATCTGTTGTTGTCATCGACTGATATGCTTTTTCGATGGCTGCTGAAATAATTTCCGGTGCCAGACTATCATGACCAAATACTTTCATCTGGCCTGTTACATCAGCAATCGCCTGCTCACGCTTTTCTTCCCCTGGCATTTCATAATTAGTGGCCGCCTTGTTGACAGCACTGAAAGCCAGTGTGTCTAACAGTCCCAATACTTCGCGCTGAGTAGCGGACTTGTTCGCCGCAATCTTGGTCTTCAATGCCGGATTGATCCGGGTAAACCAGCCAACCAGGGCAAAAATTAAGACACCTAAGATACCGGTGTCATTGAACAATTTAATAATCTTCGTAAATTCATTCATGCTCGTTTCCTCCTGTTAACTTATTAATCTGTCGCTGCATTTGCCCCACTTGCTGAGTTAACGCATCAATTGTATGTGATTGGGACTCAACCTGTGATGTGAGTTCCGCAATTTTTCCATTCTTAGATTCAAGCTGTTCTAATAGGTCTTGGACTTTGCCAATCATCTCTGGCATAGACTGGGCGTAAGCCGTTTCTGTGGCCGCCCGTGAACTTGATCTGGTACCTTTGAGCGTAAACCACGATGCCAACACGCTAACTATAGCCGTGAAGATATATCCCGCATAATCTTTCAATTGGCGTCACCCGCCCACGCTTCTAAAATTGTTCTTCCGGCCACAGCAAACATCAACCAGCAATCTAGGTGTGCAAATGGGTGCCCCATCATCTCGATGTTTTGTAGCAAAAACGCCATGGCGTAAAGTGTCCACACACAAGTTGCGGCCACATAGCACCACTTGATTAGCGGTCGGATATCGTACAAGGCCGCCACAAGTATCACAGTTCCAACTACGATATCAGCCGCCGCAAACGGTGGATCGTCAATATGACTGGCTACCGTGTTAAAAAGGTCGGGGGCACCAAAACGGAACGAGCTGGCGATAAAATAAGCACCCAAGAGAATTGTCTCGAGCGCCGTTACCAGCAAAAATCTATTTTTCCTGACATTACTTTGCACACTTGCTTCACCCCTTTCCCACAAAAAATCCCATCAAAAAAGCACCAATCATCAATCCTAAGCCACAGGCGTAGAAGATGAGTCGGTGCTGGTAGAGTTTTTTGCGGAGCCAAGGACATTCTTCACATCGTCCTGCAAGTAAGCTGGGACTTCTTCAATAGTACGACCACCGTCCAAAACGTTGGCGGCATAGATAGCGGCTAAAGCTGAAAATTTAAAGTTTAACATAATTGATTATCTCCTTATTTGTTTGATTGTAGTTGAGTCAAAGCCGCTTGGGTGTCAGACCGAAACGGGACTGGTACGGCTTCAATAGTCCGTGTGCCATCAATAATTGCTTGCGCGTAAATCTGTGCCAATGCAGAATATTCCATTTCCATCACCTCCTAGGATTCACTCGCTGCTGAACTGGCTGGAGCCGCTGAACTTGTTGCAGTTGAGTCAGCGCCAGTCGTGGTGCTAGCCGGTGATAGTTGTGAAGACAAGTAATCGACAGCTTCCATCAACCCTTGCTGCGTTAACTCATTGGCTGACTCAAGGCTTTTATTTTCAGTTTGCAATGACTCAATGTTTTTCGTCTGTTGCTCAATTTGCTCACCCTGCTGGTCAATCAATCCTTGCAGATAGTCGATATCCAAGTTGGGTAAGTTACCCGGAGCTGTGACTTTTTGCGAATCATCATCCTTGAATGCGTACATCCACCAGTAGCGAGTGAAATATTGAATCGAGGTGGTCGGGATATTCACCGCTCGTAAGCCATCTGCTGGCTCAAGCACGGGTGTGGTATCCTTATCTGGAAACTGGTTATCTGAATCTGGTTTTACGTAATAAATTGGCATTTTGAATCCTCCTTAATCTGGTTGGATTGATCTAACTGTTGTATATGGAGCGCCGCCATCGATTGCCATAGACGAAAAACACACATCAAAAGCAGAACCTCTATAAGACGACCCATTTCTGGATAGCTTTGTATTATATAGTCTGCCAGAAACATTATCATTGTAGTGATCCATATTGTCTAAACCCATCATTTTAGAATCAGTTGCTATCCAATGAAAACCTTCTGGCAAAGTGAATAGCGCTCCAGTCCACGAAGCACCGTCTTTTAGTGTTGCTTTCTTGTTACCCACTATCATCGTAGTTCTATCATCTGGATTGTATTTCATAAGAATCGGACCTCCCACAAACCTATCGGGTAATTTGATTTCATGCCACATCTTTAGCTGAAGGCTTTTCAAATCGTCGCTGGTAGCGACTGATTTACCTCCGTTCACAGTGAGATTGGTGAAATCAACAGGTTCAGAAACAACCCCAGTGTTAGGGTTGCGGGCAATCGTATTATTGGCAAGTGCGACATCTTGACCATTCTGCTGGAGTTTTGCGGTAAAGTTGGCATCTTGGCTAAGTCTAGCTAAATCAGACGGTAAACTGCTTGCGAGAAGTAACGGATTGTTGTTGACCGTTGGGACAGTGTCAAAGTTGTTAGCACCAGATAGGTGAGCTACTTTGGAATCATCCGCAGGTGTGATAGTTAGCTTATCTTGCTTGGCATTAACTTCCTCAATCCCTGCAACAGCACTGGCTGGTTTACGCATATCAGCGGTATGGACAACTTTTGAATCGTCAGCAGGTGTGTAACCAATTTTATCTTGTTTGGCGTTAACTTCTTCAATTCCCGCTACATCGCTAGCAGGCTTACGCATATCTGCTGTATGGACAACCGTACTATCGTCAGCTTTGCCACTAATCTTCGCGTCCGCGTATGCCTTCGCCGATGTGAGTGTTTCCGCGTCACCATCGGATACATCCTTGGTGGTCGCGATCGTATTACCAGCACCATCCACCGCACCCTTTTCCAGCGTGACGGATTCCTTGAAATCCGCCGGCTTGCTACCATCGATGACGGTGGCAGGGATAAGGCTTTTTACATCGTCCATTTTGACGTAATCGGCCAAGGTCACCTTCAATTCCTCGTTGGTCACTGCACCAGCTGGGTTGATTGATAGGTCGACGTTACTGGATTGACCCACTACAGTTTCCAGATCAATTCCTAAAGCCGACCCCATTGCATCTTGATGGATATAAACGGGATCTTTTAACACGGTGACACTGTACAGCACCTCCTTACCATCGCCATCGACAGCGAACAATCCAACCGAATTCATTTGATAATCATTTGGTGCTTTTGTTTGGTCGATTGCGATATTTACATCCACCGTGCTGTCATTGATGACTGTCACGGTATTAATGTCAGCCGTTTGCTGAACGTTATCCAGCGACGTTAGGACTTGTAGCTCGGTAACCGACTGATTAAAAAGATTAGTGGTACTGATTTCTGCTTTGGTAAATTTTGCCGTCGTCTTATTGGCGATAAGCCGTGCGGCTATTGACTGGGCGGCAGTCGTGAAGATAGTCGTTGCACTTCTCTGTTCGTCATTACTTGCCACTATTACCCCTCCTTTGCTTTAATCGTTTGTCTAATTTTGGTGACACTAGCTAGCCCTGCTTGTCCTTGCATTGAGATATGGCGGTCCTGCGCGACGTTCATAGTTGACCGAATGTTCTGGTGAACCATAGTATAAGAGGTCATATAGAGATTACTTTTGACTGTCGTTCTAAATTGAATTGTTGCCACTCTGGTCGGTGCTGCAACGGATGCTCGGACCTGGTCAAGCAGCATCGCTTCCTTCTCCTGCGAATCAATGTATATTGCTGGGACATTCAAGACCTCAATGGCCATTGGTTCACCAGTTACGTTCCAAAGAGGGCGTACCCAAAATTCGTGTGGGTCCGCAGAGAGGATTACCGAGACGACATCATAAATCTGGTTGATGGTCCCATCGGTATGACGTCGCGCAAGACGTGCGTAAATCATTCGCCGATAGAAGTCGTCATCCATCTGTCCTCGATAAACTCCAATGAGGTTACCTATTCTGTCTAGGAATCCGCCCTCAGCAGTGTCTAGTGACCGCATTTTCAACAGCATATCCAATCGCTTCTCACCAGCACCTATCGGCTGTTCGACCAACTGCATCATCTTCCAATTGTTCGACCCAGTAGACCGATCAAAAGATGGCGGTAAGCCCTTAATTGTTGGATCAATTTGCATTAGTTACCACCTCGATATTGCCCGGAGCATAAGTTGCTGACTCAAAGGTCTCTAGCTGGATATCGGACGCTGCTAAAGTATCAGTTGTGCGCCCAATCTTGATCTCCGCATCAGTCACGCCGACCACTCCATAAACCAAAGTGTAGAGATAAGTAAAACGCACCTTATCTCCCATCGTTAGAGAGTTAAGATACGTTTTGATGTTGGCTTTAATTTGGTCAATTCCATCTGTCTCAAATAAGGTACTATCAGTATCAAGCGTGACCGTCATAAAGATTGGCACGCCTGTTGGACGGTCAAAGTGAATCTCTTGCGGGTGCCCGCCACGGTCCAGCACCTTGCAAACCGTTGACCCTACTGTCTGAGTCCCACCAGCAAGAGTATCGCTAATAGCTTGAGCTACATCACCATCGATGCCACCTGCAACATAGACGTGAATTGATTTTGGTGGGTCACTATTTTTGTCAACTTCATTGGTATCATTGACGTTGACCTCCACTTGATCGACTCCGGCCACGTTAGCCACTGATGATCTGATTCCGTCACGAGTAGCCCCCGAAAGTGATTCTTCGAAGACTTTTACCCGGTCCTTAAAAGTCTCATCATCCTCGGTAGTCATACCACCAGTCGCTGCCACCGGATTAGTGACCGAAGTAATCTCTTCAACTGGCATGGTTTGCTTAGTAATCGTACCTGCTGCGACATTCGCATCAGCTGACTCATCCATAGAGACAGCAATGCCGGAACCATTGCCATCGGCATCCAAAATAACTGCATCTTCAAGTATGAAGGTTTGTCCATCTTCGGTCTCAAACATCTCATCAGCATCAATCACAGCTCCTGCTTTTCCGATGAAAGTTAACGACACGTAAGCTGGTTGTGATTTATTTCGGGTTAGTCCGAGTAAGGCAACAACCTTATCTAAGGTAATCCCTGTTGCGGTATCGAAAAACCACGAGTCCCAAACGTTCCCAATAGTTTGCTCGTACTTAGCAAATCGGTGAGCCACGATACGGATAAAACTACCTAAGATAGACTTTTCAGCCGTCCCGATATTAGAACCCATCAGACTACCAGCAAGCTCAAATAGGTCAATTTGAATTGCATCCTCTGGCTCCGCTACATAACCTTGCGGCGTTAGTCCGTACTCAGCATCAGTTTCCGCCATCAATCGTCACCTCCTGTTCTATTTCCTCTTGATCATCTTCAATACCTGTTTGGTTCATATCAACGGTCATTTTCAAATTTACTGACAAAATTCGCGTTTTATGGTCCAAATTAAAAGTGGTATCTGTGATGGCTACCACTCGGGGTTCCTGCTCCAAAATTGCATCCTCAAAATCAGCTTGGGCAAAGGCTTCATTAAAGTCTTCACCGATAAGATTTTCATAGTCCATTCCCAAATCGGGTTCTAGTGGTGCGTCCCCCAGCTGATTACTGATGATGGTGCGAATTCCTTGAGCCAACTCCTCTTTACCAATAACTGTCTGCATCTCGCCATTTTCGATGACTAAATCGCCGTTCTCATCTTGTTTTAAATCTCGTAGTTCCATTAAAACACCGCCTCGATAAAAGCATCGTTCAAGCTATGCAAACGGTCTGAAGCGTTTGAAATATCCCCTGTATCGCCTACATCTGCTTCTGAAACGTCGCGATCAAAGAAGCCCACACTAACGCTGACATCCTTTTTGACATCGTCTCGAGCATGTTTAGGAATTCGTACACTCAGAATCATCCCTCGCTTATCGCCATCAGACGCAAGGTCTTGTGGTTGTACGGTGCAGGTATGATCCGACTCTACCGAAACCACTCGACAAAGTAGGTGGACATGTGTCTCACGCTTTACTTTTCGTGCAAAGAAACGAAAAAATTTTAGTTCTGGTCTTTTGTTTGCCATTACTTCAGCACCCCCGTTGTTAGGAAGGACGACCCATCATAAGCGTGCTCACCGTTATCGACGACCATCGTACGATTAAGATTTCGACTCTTAACCTTGATCACCGCATCAGTCGTTATTCGATGCTGCAGTAGACAACTAAAACTCCAAGATTCACCATCGTCATCTTCACTGTAGGCAGGCTCATCAGTGAGTCCGGTTTCGTTTGAGAGTAAGAACTCAGCAGGCTTGGTTGCTGTACTATTCTTCTTGGCCCCTCCGGCTTTTCGTAAAGCTTTTTCAGCCTTAGCCAGCAACTTTTTAGCGTCGATCCATGCATCCTTGGCATCCTTGACCTCTTTGGTCCGGTTGGTGTATGACTCAACAGCATTCTTGTGAGATTTCAAGCTTCCAACCTCACTGATACGCTTTTGCCAGTGCGCGATTGCTTTTTTAGCCGCCTCTTTACCACTCTTAGTCTTAGCCTTCTTCATCCGTCCCTGAGCGGCAGACAAATTTTTCTTGTAAAGCTCTCGGTCCTTAGAGATTGTAGCTGTCGTAGACGACCGATACTTAGCTGCCGTCCCCTGCTGTTTCAACTTGGTCAGATAGTGGTTATGAGCCGACCGGACTGCAGTACGCCGTGTCCGTACGATTTTCTGCAAGTCACTGGCACTGGTGTCATAGACTACACAGTATTTTCCACGCACAATTCGGAGAACCGAGCCGCATTTCTTAGCGATAGACTCAATCAGTTCCAACGGCTGACCATCAGCCGTATAGCCCCTTTTAAATTTCTTTGGAATCTGTAACTTGATGGATTTCAGCGGAATACCAGACTTTTTGGCAATCGTCTTGATAACTTGTTCAGCATCCGATTGTTTCTTAAAGGTGATTGAAACATCTTTCTTTTTTGAGTAGTCGGCGCCCTGGATGAAGGTAAAGCCGAACTGCGAGTCAACCCCGGACCATAGCAGAGGCGGAATTTTGTTGATGTTACCCTCCGTCAGAACTCCAACATCACCTTTATATCCTGCGTAAAGTGTGACGTGCTCTCCTTTTTTAAAAAGAGCCCGTGTCTTCTTAGATAGGTTCATGATGGTCACTGTCGCAACATCTGGTGTGGGCTCGCTAGAAAATGGCACACTAAACTGAATCTCTAGTAAGTGATTCAGCCGATTGATATTTTCAAGCGTCACTTTTTCCTTACCTGTATCCAGAACCAACTTGACTCGCCGATCCACTTGATACTTAGCTGCCATCATCATCACCCCCATCTTCGCCAATTCCAACATAGTCATCGCTACTAAGATCATCTGTTGGGTCAATATCATCGATCATCAAGAACACTGTCCGCCCAAAAGTCTCAGCATTGACGGCTGTGGCTTGTCCGGACTCATCCATTGGTACCAAGTCAACCGCTGGCAGCCGGTCATCATTGACATAGGCCCATAGTCGGTGATTCAACACCAATTTTTCACCCAAAATGATTGGGTTGAGGTCCTCGTCGTATAAATCGACCGTAAAAAAATCACCAACAGCGTTGTAGGACACTCCAAAGTTGAAGGTGATATCTGCTAATTCAATTTCAAAAATTTCCGGCAAATCATCAACATCTATCGGAATATAGTCGCGTTGCGACATCACCACTCACCTCACTTAACCCTAATCCGGACGCCAATTGGTATCTTGCGATCCGGGTACTTGTTCCACTTACGCAACGTTGCAATTGACGTCCCAAAGCTCTGATGGAAACCCCAGTAAGTATCACCGGCCTTAGTCTTACGATAAGTGCCCTTAGTCTGAGCAGACTTGGTACTACCAGTAGGTTTCTTATTACCGTTACTTTTTTTACCCTTCTTTTTGATTCGGGAAGTCTTAGCAAAATGTACAAACTTCAAGCTCATTGTTGCTTCAATTGTCGAAGTGTACTTTTCGCCATGACGGGTTAAGTCCTCAATTTGAAGGTGTTTGTAGTAGACAACAGCACCCTTAAAAACCACTTGTGTGCCATCGAACCGCCACTTATTCAACTTGGACCAAACCTTATTGGCCTTAGCCATCGTATCTTCTTGAATCAAGATTGAAAGGGTGATTGTCTTACTTGTTGGCCGCGAATGATCAGTGATAGGTTCGCCCTTCTCAATCGCATACTGAGTTACCTCTGAAGCAGAATCATCATCCTCAGTCTTAGCGTGAATGCCGATTCGTTGAGACACTTTATTCTTTCCGTATTCGTGCATATATGCACCAAAAAACTCGGAAGTCCCATCCCGAGTTCGCTTGTATACAGGTTTTACCATTAAGCTCCTCCTAACAGGTCTTGTAGCTGTTCAAAGCTTTCGCCCATCGCTTCCTTGACCCACTTCAAAATTTGTTGTTTTGTAACATTGCCACCAGCGTCACCCTTGATGTTGATGTTAATCGTTGGGTGAAAATCAATCTTGGGTTTACTACTGTGTCGTGAATTTGAAGGAATGGATTGGTTTGCAATCTGCTTCGATTTCTCGTGTGGATAAATGGTCCCGGCTGAGTCTGGCTTGAAGAGTTCTGGCCCCTTCTCACCAACAATTGACCATTCACCAACCTTTGGACGTCCGCCTTTGGCATAGCCTCTTGCGGCGACACGAGAAAACATTGAAGATCCACGACCATATCTCCGTGCAGCATAGCGAATCCCTGCAAGCAGATCATCATACCCATTAAAGATATCGTCGTGTCCTTTAAATTTGGCCCCATTAAAGGTCATTCGCTTAGTTTGGACAAGTCCTAAGGCTGGCCCAGAACCATCACCGTCTGGGTCTCTTCCAGGCTGCTTAGCTTTAGGGTTACCACCAGATTCACGTTTGATAACCTGCAACCAAGCTGAAATTTGAGAATCGCTAGCAGAAAAATGATTAGCCTTTAGAGCCTTAACAACCGCAGACTTCCAGCGACCAACGCCAGATCCTCCGGGGTTGCCTATAGAACCACCGGCTGAGTCATTTTGAAGGTTCTTAGAAATCCAAGCTAACGCTGACTTGCCAATCTCTTGCTTGAAGAGCTTTTCAACGCCAGCATCCTTAGACTTACTCTTCTCCACACCAGAGCTCTTGCCATGCATCTTGGTGACATCGTACCAGCCACTAGTAGACAGCATGTTCTTCTTCAGCGGATTTCCTTTAGTAACACCGATATGAACGTGAGAACCAGAGCCTGTACCGACCAGCTTTCCTAGCGTCGCAATACGCTGTCCCGTTTTTATCGTGTCACCAATGCCAACTTTAATATTACCCATGCCACCGAATTCCTGATAAATTTCTTGAAAGCCATCATCACTTTTAACAATGATGACCTTACCTAAGTCAGGAATTCCAACGCCACCAATTCTCGAAACAGTTCCACCATGAATGGCTCTGATAGCTGATCCCAATGGTCCACTGAAATCAACACCATCATGAGCGGCACCAGCACCATAGTACTGGGCACGAGAGGTTCCAAACCCATCCTTCTTAGTGAGACCAGGTGAGTGGGCCCAGTTGCCACCAGCTCCACTGCCACCATTAATTGCATCATTGATGACATTCCAACCAGCCTTGTACCAATTAGGGCCAACAGAATCCGTTGCCCCCTTGGCCGTAGTGGCCAACCCACGTTTCAGGTCAGACCCCTTAGACTTAGTCGTCTTGTCATCAAAGTCACGTTTCCAAGCAGCGTCTGGGTTCTTATGATTCTTAGAAGCCAGACTGATCAGCTTGTCATCAGACGCACCAGTCCCCTTCTTGAAGTGTGGTAGGTATGGTTTAGCATTCTCAACCTGTGATCCGTTGAAGACTTCATCACCCTTTTTCAGGGGCGTAATGACATCCTTACCAATAGGCTTCAAAAGTTGACTGCCACGGGCCACTAGTTCTTGTCGAGGGCCACTCGTTGCGTCGTTAAGGACAGCCAATTGATCACTAGCGATTGGACCCTTAGACCCAGTTGCATAGTGAATTGGCTTCAAAACAGACTTGTTCCCACCAAACTGTGCCAATGTGGTATCAATGCTACTGATACCCGAATTCATTGATGAAATTGCACCGGCCATTCCGTCATGGGCTTGGCCTTTTAACTTGCCAAAAATGGACCCAAAATCGCTAACTAGGTCCGTTGTGACGCTGTTAAACTGCTTGTGCATTGACTTCAGTGAGGCAACCGTATCATCTTTGACGTCGTCAAACTTCTTGACCGCCTGCTTATGCAGTTTCGTGGTCTCAGATTCCGCATCAGTGCGAGTATCATGCCACAATGAGGCGTTCTTCTTGTTGAGCCGTTTCAGCGATGAAGCAGACTTCTTAGACATGTCACCATAGTTCTTGGTGACTGATTTCGACATCTTTTTAGATTCCGAAATTGAGTCCTTAGAGGTCTTCTTGCTCAGTCCCGGCATAGTGGACCAACTACCGGCTGCAAAGCTAGTTAACTGGGTCGTGCCAGCAGCAAAGTTAGGGAGTCGTTGTCCAAAGGAACCTCGCACCATCTTGGTAACATCTGCGTGGTTGTAGATACGATCACCTGACCGTACCTGTAGAAGTTGCGCACCCTTAGCACCCACAACGCTGAATTGCTTCCCGCGTTGTAAGACCTCGGAGCCATTTTCCCCAACCATTGCCATACCGGTCTTACGGATTGATCCACCAACAGCAAAGCCGGTATTAAGCTTAGGCGCAGTACGGAAAGTAGCCTTAGACTTGGTAGCTGCCGGATGTTTCTTCCCGGCATCCATATTTCTAAGTGTCTTATTCTGTGCTGCTGCACCTTTGGCGGTACTCTTACTTACCTTGTCAATCTCATTGGATGTTAGATGGTCCATATCAGGCCATTTAATTCCCGTGAGAATTGAATTAATACTGTCCACCATTGACTGAAATAGCCCAACAGCCTGTCCGGTCTCTTGGTCAACTTGTTTCAAGTGTCCTTTGGTCTGAGCACGTGCTTCGCGAACGACCTTCTCGTGCTCATCCTGTGCGGCAGCAACAGTCTTATCACGACGATCTTTGGCAGCACCAACTGATTTGTCACGTGTTTTTTCGGCCTTTTCCTTGATAGCCTCATACTGCTTCTTAGATAGGGTCCCCGTGACATACCGTTCATGATCGGCCGCCGACATAACGGCTTTGTACTTCTTATCTGCTGCCGATTTAGACTTGGTATAGGTGGTGTTAGCATTTTTTATCGTACTCCGCATGGCCTTGTACGATGATTGAACTACTGCAGCTCCCTGCTTAGCAGACAGTTTTTTGGTACTGTCGCTGAGCTTTCCCAGAATAACCTTCTGCTTAGCACTGCCTTGAGACATCAGTGAAGCAATTTTGGCATTAGCGTTGGCAACGGCCCTTTGACGACCCTTACCACCGTTAGCCTCAGATTTCGTAACTTCGGATATGGCCTTTTTTGCTGAAGCTTCGCGCTTTGAATTGGACTTTTTCTCGCTATCAAGAATCGACTTCTCTTGTTTCTTAGTCATTAACCCGTTTTTCACGAGTGTGTCTAAGCTACTAGCAGATTCGCGAACACGAGTACGGCCATATTCCTTAACGCTCTTGCTAAGCCCTGAGTAGGTCTTAGCATTTTGAGCTAGTAGGGACTTGGACTCTGACTTACTCCCAGATTCAGTTGCCTGAATTAATCGGGCGCGACCTTGGTTGAATGTCTGGCTAACATCAGCCATGGCTTTCTTAGCGTAACTAGGTAATTTATCGTACGGACTTTTTGTGTCCTTTTTCTTAAAACTACCCACAGATAAGCCAGAAATATCATTACCAGCACCGGAACCGTAAGGATTAGTTCGTAGCGTTTGGTGACTCGCTGAGCCACTCTTTTTAGCGCTGGCATCGTAACTATGAATATTTTTGTGTTCTGTCTTATTTACTTGTTTAACAATGGGACTATCAGCAATTGCATTGCCTATGGCCCCACCAACAGCTGCACCAATTGTGGCAACAAGTGGATTTCCACCACTTAGAGCGGCCGCAACTCCACCGCCGACTGCGGAACCAGCGCCGTGCCATAACTCCTTGCCGCCTTGCTTGCTATCAACACCAGAATGAATTGCTTTAACAACATCGCTACCAACACTTAAACCAATACCAGCATAAGCAAGTTTAGAGACTAAACTAGAAGCAGATAGTTTCCCAACTTTGCCGGTAGTTGCCGAAGAGACCGAGCTTGCGGCACTAGCCGCTCCTTCGGATTCTGCCAATGCTGTTGAGGACGCAGCTAATACATCTTGAGATACAGCCAATCCTTTAATGAGTTTGGCCGTCTTGATAGCCGCGCTACCTAGCGTTGTGATAACACTAACAACTTTCGCTGCCGGTGCCAATGCAGCAACCGTTATGGCAGTCCACGTCAGCATGGTCTTTTGTGACTTATCGAGTTTGCCGAACTTCTCCAGCAAGCCACCCATACCAATTGCCAGCTTAGTAATCGATGGAAGGACCGTTTGTGCAAAAGTGATAGCTAATCCTGACGCAGCCTGCTTAAATTTGTTGATTTGGTTCTGAGCAGACTGCATGTTTTTGGCCGACAGTTTGCCGGTATAGTCATTCTTAGCTGAATCCTTGACCTTCTCGTTTAACTTGCCAAGCTGATCAGCATTCTCAGCTAAGATGGCTCCAGCTTGTTGCCCTGTTGCCCCAAACAGATTATGAAATACGGAAGCTTTTTCCGTTGCTCCTAGCTTGGCACTATGCTTTTGAATTAGGCTAAAAGTGTCAGCCATAGACTTCATATCACCATTTTTCTTGGTGAAATCTTTGGTTGAAAGTCCTAATTTATCAAGCGCACCTTGTGCTGCTTTTGAAGGCGACTGTAAACTGGTCAGCGTCTTACGTAACCCAGTCCCAGCTTTATCAGCTTCAAGACCATTGTTAGATAAAATACCGATTGCACTGGCAGTTTCGGACAGACTTAATCCAGCTTGCTTAGCGCTGACACCAGAATAACTAAGAGCGATCCCCATCGAATGGAAGTCCGTAGCCGTCAAATCGGCGGCATATGCCATCTCATTGGTGACCTTTTTAGTGTTTCGGATCATGCCAGAAGTTGAATTTGCCCGCATCCCAAAGGACTCTAAGGCTGCTGTTGAATCATGCACAACGTCTGAGAAACTGTCCCCAGAAGCTACAGATGCCTTTAGCATGGACTTCATAGAACCAAGAGACTGCTCAGAGGTGTAACCACGCTTGGTTAGCTCTTGATACCCCTCAGCAATTGACTTTTGGGACTTGCCATACTGGATAGAGTATTTAGCACCATCAGCCTGCATTTGCTTAGTGGCCTTAAGTGAAGTTCTGGCACTCTCACCGCCGGTCGTCAGCAAGTTATTGGTGACCTTATACTCATGCTGAAGCTCAATGGCCTTCTTAGCTCCATAGACAAACGCTGCACCGACACCTAGACTCAATGCCTTGGTCTTATCATAAACACGGTTAGCAGACTCAGACGCCGTCTTCATGGACTTCTGTGCCCGATTGAATCCGTTGAGTTCGTTAGAAGTCTTAGCCATCTGTAGGCCCAGATCATTAACACGCTTTCGCTGTGCCTGATAGGCCTCTGAAGTTGAGCCACTAGCTGTCTTTACACGCTGAAGCTGAGTTACCTCTTTGCCGTACTGAGTCTGTAGGCTCGCGTATGTACCGCGCAGTGATCGAATATGGTCACTGTTGGCAGCATGTGCATGACCTTGGACCTTCAGCATCTCCGTATAGGAAGCGTCAGCCTTTTTGGTTAGCTCAATAGTACGTTGAGAGGATTTAAGAGCCGTCTCGTATTCCTTGACCTGCTCTTTAAGCTTGGCCCTATCTTGCGCAGACTCTCGATCCTGTCGTCCAGAATTGCGTTGGGCCTCGGTATAAGACTTGGTAGCTGATGTAGACTCTCGCTGAGCAGCTGCTGAAGCTCGTTGACTGGCTGAGAAACTGGCACTTGCCGTTGTTGCCGACTTAGTTGCCGTTTCTAGTGTTTTGACGCTACCTTCCGCAGACCGTAGTCCACTATCATCCACTTTCCAGTCGATATCGATTGTCGTGTGCTTGATTGCCATACTTTTTTACCTCGCTATTCTTCTGGGTCCATTCCTTGCATCAACTCAAATTTTTTATCGGCTTGATAGTTAAACATTTCTAGTTCATCAAAGGTCGCCAACTCAACCTCTTCGCGCGTAGCAATCCCCATCTCAACCGGCCACTCATACTGCCGATTATTCCGATAGGCAAGCTCCAATTGCATTCCTTTTCGATTACTTTTGCAACCATTTGCCAAGAAACCGATCAGCTTCGTCCATGACCTCACCATAGCCGTCATGTTCGTCCCAGTAATCCCAATCCGTCTTAGGTTCCACAATTACCGTTTTCATAAGGCCTTCATTGTACGTGGTATTATCAATAACTCCGTTCCCCAGGCGCGCAAAGTCTACGAGGTTATGGGCCTTCTTTAAACCAGGGAAAAAGAACGTGTAGTCTTTGGGGCCATCGTAATCATCAACCGTGATGGTTTCAGTCTTACCCATTCGCTTAAGCGGCATCCGTTCCACTTCATCACGCTTTTGCCGCGCCTTCGCAACCTCACTAGTTGCCTTAGTGTCTTGCGATACAGTTTTCTTTGCTACAGTCATTTGTAATCACCCTTTATATAAATTTTTGGTACAAAAAACGCTCAGGGAGTCGAACCCTAAGCGTCTAGTTTTATTCGTTCATTTCATCGTTGTAGTCAATGCACAAGATTACCCATGCTTTAACGCCGGTCTTGGTCCCCGCACCAAATGATGGTACCTTTTGGATTTTGGCCTGATTCGAGTAAACCCGTTCGTGTGGCGTCGTAACACTCAACGTAAATTCTTTATGAGCATTAGCGAGAGCCATCAACTTAAGGTTTGCTGGTGAACCAGCAGACAAGTTAATCGTGATAGTTCCATGAATATCATTATTTGTACTAAAAACACCCCAGCCTTGAGCATCAACATCATAATCTTCGGTGTTGTTGGCTCGTTCACCGGAGACCATATCGCCGGGCTGATACCCGTACATCGGTTCATTATCAGCAATGACCTTGACATCAGTTGCATCGTAATTCCATTTAGCCATTATTTATCACCCCTTTAGTATGGAAAATCGAGAGTCCCGCCGACCTTCATGCCATGCACAGCATCCGCAGGCGTGTAAGACCAGTGAATCCCGTTGTATTGACGATTCTTGATGTCCTCAACAGACAGGTCGGCATACTTATCAGCCGTAACTGAATAGTCCGCTGCCTTAGTTGTGGCATTGTAAGCAATAATCCCGTTGGCATAGGCTGTAGAGAGAACCTTCTCAACAACTGCTTGAAGTTGAGCAAATCCAAGATCATCGAAAGTGATCTTATCTTGCGTGTTCAACAAGTCTTGGAGTGCTGACTCAATATTGACCTTGACCCAATCACTACCATGCAGAACATCGATCCAGTCTCCGGAAGCTGTCCAGCCATTAGAGCTAACGGCCTTAGTCCCCTTGACTACATAGCAAATACCATGAGCCGCCTCAATTGCTGCATACTCGGGATAAGATAAGTCGTCAGTTTCAACACCTACTAAATCGCCCTTGCCTTTCCACGTCACGGAACCGACCGTCTGGTTAGCTACTCGACCTAAAAAGGCCACTGGAAAGTTATCCGTCGTGGCCTTATGAATGAGGTTAATGGTCCGCTTATTGGTGTAAGCCTTCGCTGCGTCAGGCGTGGGGAACTCCGCAACTAAGAACTTAAAGTTCTGTTCTTCGATGTAGTTGCTAAGTTCCAGCTGATCCGCGTCATTGTCACCGATAACAACGGCAAAATGCCAAACGCTAAAGAAGTAAGCCGCAGCGGCGGCGGAAATTCCACCCGTTGTTGCCTTGGTTTCCGTGTCGGTTGTAGATTCTGTGTAGGTGATCACTTCGATAGTGGTCCCCGCGTTCGGTTGTGCGTAGTAAGCAGCTGCTACCTTGTAGATATCAGTGCCTTCTGCGTAATCAATTTCTAAGGCGTCCAGACTTGAATAAACTTGATCATTCTGGGCATCTCCCTTAATAAAAAGACCCGGGACCCCTAACCCAACAGGGATTACCGGGTGGTTGACATCGATCGTAACAGTGATGTCACCAATCTTCGTAGCTACAGTCATTTAGCTACCTCCTTAATTTGTATTGTCTAAGTTAATCTTATCGATGGTTGGAATATCTTCATGGAAGCCATCCACTACTCGAAGGTGTAAATCAAACCCAACGCGCCGTTCATAATTGACGGACTGAAAAACGCTTCGGTTGTCGAAAGAATCAACATCGGCAATGACGATATCGTGATCCGTTCGAAGTTTGCGACGCACGTTATCAGATTTGAGATTCTTAAAGAGCTTCATAGCGAGGTATTGAGCCTTAATGCTGTTGTCACTACAGCAAGTCATTGAGACCGTCAAATCGAACATCTCGCCGTTATTCATTTGCTCCATGTCCTTGATGTAAGGCGTAGTGATCTTATAAGTGAAGAAAGGGTAAGCGCGTTGCGGCCCAGAAAAATCCTGTTCAACTAGGTCACATCCCACTAAAGACTTAACTTCATCTATTAGAACGTCGGCTAGTTCTCCATACTCAAAAGAACCGTCAGTCATGGTTACTTGCCCCCTTCAGGTCGTACTCGTGCACGTCAGAGTAATCCGTATAATCCCGCTCGTGGTCAACAACGTATTTTCGACCGGTCCGCTTATTTTCAACAACTGTTCCCTTAGCGGCCTCCATCGTTGAATACCAAACAGCATCGTAAGATTGCGTCTCCCCACCCGCGTTATGCTGAACCTCCATGCTGTACAGTGATGTCTTGGATGGCACCACCAGTGGCTCACTGACCTCAACTGGTGGCGATTCAGGGTCCTTAACCCAAGTTCCATGCTCTAAGTGACCACCCTCGCCATTGGCAGGTAGATACACTAGCAGTGGGATTCCAAATTCCACTAGCATGTCGGCAAACTCTTCATACATCAGACGTTCACCACCTTATATCTCACAGCATCAATAAGATGACCTGTATCTTCCAGTGGTGAGTTAGAACCTTTACGAGCAATAGTTATGGGGGAATTGGCAGGTGATTCAATGGAGCGTATTTTTTGCACGATACTCCGTTGAATGCGATTACCTAAAGATTCCATGATTTTTCTAGCTGTAATACCGCTATCACCCATCCCCAGCTCGATAACTTGATCAACAAGATACTCAACCCAATCATCAACATTTTCATCAAAAGTCGACCGAATGAAGGAACGCTCTGGGATATGAACTTTCTTTGCCAGATAGAACATCGGGATAAGTCCACCTTTACCATCACTGACAGCAAGAATATTTTTGTCCTTTGGTCGAAAAAGGCCCTCAATGTCTTGAGCCTTGGCTCCTTTGGGTGCATTTTCGGTGGGAATTGTCAGCCATTTACCATTCTTCGGCTCAATATCAGCACCGTATTCGTTTGCAGACGCAATCATTTGCATAAACGACCCGTCATCACCAAATATCCCAACCTGCAACTGTAGATGACTTAACTCTGCCATCTCCCGTTCGACATCTGGGATTCTGTCAAAATCTTCCATCAAATCACCACAATTCTGAGGGGGCCACCATCACCGAACTGGCTCAACAAGTATTTGTACCGGTCGGCCCAAGCGTTGACACCCTTGAAATATTGCTTCTTCAAATCCCCAACTTGCTTCAGAGAAACACGATCATCCTCACGACTGATCAGGCTTGCTGCTAGATAACGGCATGCTTGCTCCTGATACTGTGCGGGGAAGCCGCGGTTCTGAACCTCGGTCCAAGCGTCATCAATCGCGAGTTGAATAGTATCATCGCTTACCTTCGATAAATCCGACCGAATCAATCGAACATTCTGGATGGTGCTCTTATCCGCTTCATCCACTTAGACCACCTCTATTCATCTTCTGGGGTCTTCAATTCAGCAATCCGAGCCTTCAACGTGTCCACCATCTTCTTACGACCGGCACCGCGTTGTTCATCGGCTAACCACTTGGTCAGTGTCTCAACCGATACGGTGTCAGCAATTTCAGGCAGCGCTTGGTCAAGGGTCATGTCAGTAACGCTTTGCACGTCCTTGCCACCTTTACCTTCAACAGCAGATAAGGTGCCCTTTTCAATTAAAAAAGCATTCAACTTGTTCGACTTGATAGCCGCGTTGAATGCTTCGGATTGCTTCTTGGTGAGTTGGTTAGAACCGGGGACCAGTTGCACCCCACCAACGTTGTGAATGAATTTACCCTTATTTTTAACTAACATGGCGTCCTCCTTAAATTCCTGACAGCTTAACGATGGCGTACGGCGTCTTGATTACCAGGCCACCGGTCCGTTCATCATAAGGCACAATCGTGTTAGGATAGTGCGCTTCTTGTGGGAACTGCGTGACGTCACGAGGGAGCAAAAAACCGCCAGTCTGTGCCGTGGAATCAAAGATCATCGCACATTCTGAGTTATCCAACCCCTTACCAACTAAAGCAGAGGTTGTTTCGATGGAATTAAACCAGCCGGCGGCCTTGATGACTTCCAGAATGGTACGAGAGTCGTAGTCACTGTAGCGTGAGTTCAAGGACTCATACTGAGCTGGTGCTAAGACTAGCTTCAACCGTGCTTGATTGAACCCTGGAATTACAGTGATTAAGGACTTAGCCTTACGCAAAGTCTCTTGCATCTCTGCCCCAGTAGATTCTGAAAACTTCTTGTCAGCGTTCATTGCCTGAATACCTTCAAGGTTTGTCAGACCAGTGATACCAACCTTTGATTCCCCGTTGAAGATGATGTCATTTTCCTTTTCAGAGATTGCCCGGCGGACCGTTTCAGCTTTATCCGTTTGAAGCGGTTGTCCGGCCATTTGAGCGGCAAATACTTCCTGATACGTGAAGTGAATACCAGCGGCAATGGTGTAGATTGGCTGATAAGATCGCTTAACGTCTTCGTCGACCATTGGCAAATCATCGGCCCCGTTGGCAATAACCTTGGCAGCACCGTGCCGGGTCATCAGGCTGTACCCGTAGGTCTCTGCCCCGGGATTTACCCCCGGAATTGTCGGAAACAGTGACCGACCAATCAATTCTTCTTGTGGTGCCTTAAGCACCGTCTTTTCCATCGCGATTAAGTCGCGATTTTCAATCATCGCTAATTCTTGTGGCATCTACTGTCGCCTCCTTATGGCAAGTTAATTTGAAGTTGGGCCGTTGAGCCCGCAGTGGCGTCGTCGGCAACAAACTTACCCGCCGTCTTAAACGTCCCCACAATCGTGTCAGCGCCTGCGGCTGGCTTGAAGTTCCCAGTCGTTCCGTCAACAGCAGCTGGTTGACCTTCCGTAACATCGGCCGTGATGGCAACGTTGATGGTCCCCTTACGCAAAACAGGAACCATTTGCTTAGCCTTGTACTTAGACGTTTGTGGTGAATCATCCAAGTTATCGACGTAGTCCTTGGCTACTGCAACGCCATAGAACTTACCATCACTAACGGTCGTAACAGCCCCCGAACTCATTTGAACGGCGGCCCCGGCAGCTACTACTCCTGCAGCAACCGCTGAGTCAACTTCTGTATGCCGAATGTCGGCAATCTTGCCCAACCCAATGTTGGGGTCCATGTACATTTGTGGTCGTGGAATTAATCCCATGAGTTATCCCTCCTTTACTTGTAGGCGTTGGCTCGGTCGCCTTTGAGCTTATCTACCGAGTCAGTTTCGTTTTGATTCCCACCTTGGCCACCCAACGTGTGAGTGAACCCTTTCTTATCTGCCAAGGAAACCGCAGAATCGTAGAATGCATTGATATAGTCGTCGGACTTGTCCTTCTCATCGAAGGAATCATTGGTGGTCTTGATAGCAGCTACCTTAACTTCCCGGTCGGTCTTCCCCTTGAAGTCGAAGCTATCACCAACAAAACGAGCTGCGCTAGTCTGAAGTGCAAGCCGTGCGTCAATGCGCTTGTCTAAGGTGTCTTGGTCAAGTTGCTTATCTTGAGCATCCTTAAGCTGAGTCTTCAAGGCATCCCGTTCACCCTTGAGTGAGTCGGCTTCCTTCTTAGAGCTTGCTGCTTCATCATTCGCCCCATTCAATTGCTTCTTTAGCTTTGCAAGTTCAGCCTCTTTAGCGGCCACTTGCTTCTTTAAGTCGTCGTGGGCATCTGCAACATGCTGGTCCACTTCGAACTGTTGGCTATCGATGATTAAATTCGCCATGTGTTTTCCTCCTGTATTTGTATCGCTATCGCCCATAACAAAGGCCGCACTGTCATGGATTGAGATTCCATGACCTGCGCGGCCTCTATCTACGATAGCAATATGATTAATTTTGATATTGCGCTGAGCGGCGTCATACTGGGCTCCGCCGTACTCCCCGGACTCCGTGGGAACATCGGCATTGAAGCCAATAGAAAGTTCCCGCTTACCCGACTTAACCTGAGCAATCATGTCTGGGTCTGTAATGGTCGCCCCAACTACCAGCTTATTGTCCTCAACGTGGGCGTCACTGTCGGTCATCCCTACAGATAATGTCTTGAAGTTCCGCACATCGACACCCACGTTTGGGTGGTCATTAGTCAATGGCTTATTGTTGGCAGATTCGATGGTTTCCTTTGAGAAAACCTCATCAGGGAGCTTCGCCACCATCGACAAGCCATCCCCATTTTGACCATTGGGGCGTAAGTATGGGAAAACACCCGGTCTTGTGATGGGAAACTCCCCATGTAAGTAACCTTCGGGCGTTTCAGTATACTTGCCAAGCTCAGCACGATCATAAAATTTCATGCAATCACCTCCTATGGCAATTGCAGAACCTTACCGGGCTTAACCGAGTAGTTCTTCAAGCCATTAATATTTACAAGTGTGTCCAGTGAAATACCAGCATCAGTGGCAACCCGCCATAGCTTGTCGCCTTCTTTTAAGGTCACGGTTTTGACCGTACTCTTAGGCTCAGTTGCTGGTGCTGCTGGTGTCGTACTCGAAGCATACATGCTAGTAGCGATTTTAGAGCTAGGTGTTGCAGAGCTTGACGTACTTGCGGCACTAGATGAATTTGTATCTGCCATACTTTCACCTCCCTTCGTTTCGTTATTCTTCTGAGTCATCTAATTCGTCATCAAAAACCGGATCACCAGTACAACGGCACCCATAATCTTCTCCGGGTAGCAAGTCAGCCGTGTCGTAGTTGTAGATAATGCCTTCACGTGCCACATGACTGGCACGTTCACGCTCGTCCATCATTCCACGCCATTGAAAGTGGTTAATTCCAGCTGATTGGTGCCTAGTACGGGTCATCTGACTGTAGATGGTCCCGGACTGGTCCCGGGCAATGAAAGCGGCGCGATTGCGACTCATCTTGCCTTGGTGACGGATTGCTTCCGCCATCTCACCATAAGACTGCCCCTTTGTGACGCCACGGTAGATAATCTGCTCAATCTTCGTCGCATAATCATCGCGGATACCCTTGATGTAACTGGCATTTTCGGCAATCTTACCTTTGACGTAGCCGTCAAGCTGCGCATCCCCTGCGACTGGATTAATTGCCATGATTACTGGCTTACCACTAGGAAGCAACGTTGCATGCTTCACCAACTCGTGAGCCTGAATCTGTGACGACACGTTGGCACGATTACTGGTGTTGATAGCCGACATAAACCGCTCAACCATTTGCTTCGCGTCAGTATCTGTAAAAGAACCAAGAATCAGCTCCTTTAACCGGTCAATTAGGGATTCAACCCAGTCGATCATGTCGTCGTTGTAAAGCGAGTCGTTGACAGTTCCTCGGTCAATTACTGGCTTGACCTCTGACTTAAGCAACAGTAGTGTAGTGCTCTCAACTTGGCCTACAGCCTTACCGACAGTATGTGCGTATGATTTCTCAATTCTTAGTGGATAACGCGTGTGTGGCACTCTCATGGCTAATCACCGCCATGTTCTTTGCGATAAGCCTCAACTACCGCCCGGCGCTCGTCATCACTCATACTGTCCATATCAACGGAACCATCCGGGTCCATGCCACTGGAACCAAAACGTGCCTCTCGAACCTCTTCAGGTCCTTGTACGCCGTTCTGGATGTAAATTTGGTCGGCCTGAGCGTTTGCTAAGCGAATCTGCGAATCGGTTTGCGAATCAACCGACCATAGCGGGTTAAATTCGATGGACCAGTTAACGGTGTCGGGGTCTAGCGATCCGCCGCACTCATCACTGGCTCGCATAAGCAATTTGAGCAAATATTCCAGCTGTGGTCGCATCTTGTTCTCTTGGTCCGAAGCAATGCGGCTATAGTAGTTCATCACATCATACTGTGCCCCAGTCAGTGTCCCGGCCTCTTGGCCTTTAAGAACCGACTTAGGCATGCGGGCCGCGCCGCTAAGGTATTCCCACAAGAAATCAAGTAGGCTGTCAATGCCACCGACGTTGGTTGACTCCTTGGTCAACTCGTCCTTGTCACTAATTAATGCGGTGGACTCAGTTCTAAACTTGGACGAAGCAGCCGCCCCGACCTGCAACAGCTTATCGGGGCTCGTGTCGTCAACCGATGGAGACTTGAAGACTTTGAAAACGTAGTCGTAAAGAATCTCACCAACCGAGTAGAGCCCTGTATCCATCGTCATTAAGATGTCGTAAATGGTCTCCAATAGCGAGACACCTTCCGTTTCATCTTCGAACCGCAGTTCTTGTTGGCGAAGCAAACGCGACTTATCTACCTGCTGTACCCCATAATAATTTGACCCTTGCACGTCAGCGGTTCCGTTGTTGATCTGATAACTTAGAGCTTGCCCGTAAGTTGGTGAGAAGACGTCATCATCGAACTTGGTCTCGTTGACCTTCTTGGAGCTAAACGCCGTAAGAAATGGGATTCGCAACAGTCTGTCCGGGTTCAAAGGGTCCTCAAGTCCATAATTCCAGCTCTCGGTCGTACTGATAGCAATATACCCCGCTCGGTAAAGCCGTGAGTATCGGTAAAGGTCCTTGAATCGTTTCTGAGCATTCAGTTCATTTAATCGTGCCTCATACTTAGCTGCTAGGGCATTGTCGTCCATCTTGATATGCCAGCCATTACGGGTCATATCCTCAGCGGGAATGTCCACGATGTTTCGGGCCATCGAATTACCCCGATACAGTTGCTCCAACTCGTAGTTGCCCAAATGGTGTCCTATCCCCGGTTGCTGCATGCGGAAGGGGTCTGGGTGTCGTGTTCCTGTCGTTGGTGCCTGCTTGGTCTGCATAAAGTCCATAATCAACGGGTTACCATCAAGTCCCACAATATCTTTGCTCATTCACTCACCTCCTTGCTTATACAACGCCGAAGCGCTTCTCTAGTGATTCGTATTGAATAATGTACTTTTCTAGTCCGTATCTAAGTGCATCAATAAAGTGATTATTGGCGTCTACCGGCTTATTCAACCAGTTTCCGTCCTTATCACGGTCAAAAACGTACGTGTTAAACTCTTCAATCGCATGCACACAACTAGGCAGGATATGGATTCGATAGCCCTGCAAGAAGTTGATTCCATAGTCGATTGAATCAGGGCCTTTAATCGACGCATGCATACGCCGCACGCCTTTAGCCTGTAACTCATCAATCAAACGGAGTTCAGCGCAGTCAGCGCCAATGTCTGATTTCAGATAGTGGTTATCGTCCAACCAATCGAAGATGTCCTGTGTCGTCATGGCCTTCTGATACAGCTCTTTAAAAATCCAGATATCCTTGGTCTCACGATTAATAGCAGCTTCAGCAAAGGTCGTGGGGTCATGAGTGAACCCAAAGTCCATTCCATGCCCCACGCCATCCGACTCTGCTACTACCTTATTGACGTCAAAGTCTTCAACAACCCAGTTTTCAAATACAAGTCCCTCAGCAACTCCCCATTTGCCGTCACAGACAATCTGAGCCCGTCTAGGGTTAGTTCGATACAAGTCTAGGTATCTTTGCCTATCTTGCTTATCAAGCCACTCGTTGACCCTAAAGGTAGTCGTTCGAGCAAAGACATCTGGCTTACGTGTCTCCGGGTCAAAGAACATTGGTTTCAACCAATGCCGTTCCGACCAAGGGTTAAAGGTTAGCGTGATTTGCTTGAAGAACTCCTTCTTCCACTTCTCCCGCTTGATTAGCTCGTCAGCTGGGACGTACTGGTGCTCAGCGTAGGGATCATCTAAACTCCCACGGATTGACTCAACGACGGTTTCAAACTTGTCGCTGTTCTCTATCTCGTAGGCTTCTTCAAACCAAGCCCAGCTGAGAATTCCCGTATCCACGTCCACTGAGGTGACCTTCAGTGGATCATCTAGTCCACGGAAAATAATCTTCTGGCCGGTAGGTAGGTACGTAATCTCTGGTTTTCCTTCGTTGCATTTGAAAAGGCGACTAACCCCAAGTCGGTTAATCGCCCATTTTAAAACTGTGTAAGTAGAATCGTGATTAGTATTGGAGTAACGGCGAACAACTAAGAGATTTGCCCAAGGGTACTTCATCAGCCTATAGATGAAGTTCAGTGCAGTCGTCCGAGACTTCTTAGATCCACGAGAACCTTTGACCACTCGATAAAAGTGCCGATCACGCCAAAATTCATTGTAGCCATGACCAATCAGGTACTTAATCTTTATCTTCGGCTGCTTAGCTGTCATTACCATCGGCATTCCCTCCAATCTCTTCATCATCTTCCGGTACGTCATCAACGAATGTCGGTAGTGGTAGGTTATCGCGGTCGCTGTCACGCTTAAGCTGAGCAACTTCTGCTTTAGCCTTGTCAACTTGGGCCTCCATCAACGTGATACGCTTGCGGCGGATGTCGTTTTCATCAGCAATCGCTACGAACTGCTTGATCAAATTGCCCAGCGTACCCATTGCCCGGGACTGTGCCGCCATAAAAGTAGCCTGTTTGTCCCATGCATACTGCACGTCATAGGTTGTTCCCATGCCTGAACCAGAAATCTCATCGCTTAGATCATTGTGATCGTTAACGTACATAATTTGCTGTGCCCTGATAATTGCCGTGTACTGCAGCGTGATGTTTTGCCAGATAATATCTGCCGGCGATTGTTGCTCCACAACCTGCAGAATATCGCTGGTATCATCAGGGAGCCACTTAGCGAACAGGCCATGAGTGACCGCATTATGATTGTGCGGCGGCGCCCCGCCATGGTTACCAACTGCATTATGATTCTCGTGGAGTGAATCGTAACGCTCCGTTTGAATCGGAGCGCTCCTTTTCGCGTTCTCGTCCCAATGGTCCGTCGATTTCCACTTACGGACCGTCGAAGCGGACACACCCAGCTCTGCGGCAATATCTTTAAGCGGCTCCTGTTTCCCGGATTCCAGCCAAATCGATTTAGCCTTGTCCCGGTCTGGATTTCTTAGTCTTGACAACCGTGCTCACCACCTCCCCACATCCGTGTTGTTTTGTAATTACTATTGGTCTCCATCTGATGATGCTTTTACCTTTTGGGCATCCTTTCCCAATCTTTCTTCAACAGAAAAAGCACCACTCTTTTGCGAGTGATGCTTTGCATACTGCTCTCTGACCCACGGGTCCAAATCGCGTTCAATTTTATGGCCCGTTTTAGACGCATATGAGCCGTTTTGCCAATACATGGGTGTTTGGTTGTGTTTTACCATAAGCAGGCCAACCACCCTATCAGGATACCCACAGCAAGCGCCGTAAGTCCCACTATCAAATCTTCAACACTTCGTTGCCACATTGGGCATCCCTCCTTCTATCTATTTAGAAAAATCATTATGTTGCTAATGGTCTAAGCAACATCATAAATTTGCACCATCAGTTTTCCTTTGCAACACAGGTATCCATAATTACGTCATCTCTACATACTTTATAAAATCATAAAAAGTGGTATTCTTATGATGATAAATTATTCAATATTAAGGGAGGTTTTTTCTATATGGAAGAATTAACAACTGAAATAAAAGTAATCGACAACATTCCGCTTTGTCTACGTGAAAAAGGTTGCACATCGATTATCGAATTCATATCCAAAGATAAAAATAAGGAAATCATTAGCCAATGCGAAATATTTTTAATTAATGGTGTGTGGAAGAAACAATCACCAGATGACGATACAGATTACATTGCTATTCCTGGTCAATAGTTCATCAATCCAAATAGGCGCCCCCTGGGGTGCCTATTTTTGTGCGGCTGACAAGGCCAAATTTTGTATTTACCATCTGGCCCATGCTGGCCACCTCCTACTGTAATAGTGATATAATTTAGTTGTATAAATTATTAATAAAGGGGCAAATGGTTATGTATAAAAATATCCTTGTACCTGTAGATGGTTCAGAGAACTCTCAGCGTGCTTTAAAACATGCAATTGAATTGGCAAAGTTAAGCGGTAGTAAACTCATCCTAGCGCATGTTATCGACATGAATGGTGTCTTCAACTATCCACAAGCTACCACATCTAGTGCAGTTAAAGACCTGGTTTCTAACTTTCAAAAACAAAGTAGCATTATTTTAAATCACGCCAAGAATCAAGCAATGGATCTAGGCATTGATGCAACGACCATTCAAGCTTCTGGATCTGTTAAGGAACAAATTGCTACAACAATTCCTAACGAATATGATATTGATTTAATTGTTATTGGTAAAACAGGACGTGATGCTCTTTCACGTCTAGTCTTAGGTTCTACAACTGCCTATGTTGTACGTAAGGCTAAAGCCAACGTGACTGTCGTAAACATGGATGATTAGGTACCCAAAGACTGGCAGACTGGCTTTGGCTGGTCTTTTTATTTTAGGCAAAATAAAAACGCCATGCTATCTAGCACGACGCTTCACTTATCTAGGCGATCCTCAATCTCTATTTCTTGTCTCGTGATATATCCGTATTTTTGATAGTCAAGCAGCTAAAAAGAAAGCGATACCAAATCCTTGCTTAATATGTATTATCACACGATAATACACATATAAGGAGGAGATACTAATGTACATGCCAGCACTAAAAAATAAACAAGGCGAGCTGAGAGCTTTACAACAAGCCGAACTAGATGATATTCAAAACATTCTTCCGTTGCTCCAAATAAACGAAGCCACTGAAGATGTTTTAACAAAAATATCATCTAAATATAATGGCAAATTTCTTATTGATACCCGTGAATTAGAGGGATCTGACATTAAATATTTGCACCAACTGATTTCAGACAATACTGAATTTGATAAAATAGAAATTGCCTTTCCTGCATCGTTGCTGGAATCAGAAGACGTGTTATCTGAAATGGGTTCAATTGATTATATTGAAGTTAATAAAGACTATCTTGAGAATCCTTTTTTTCTCAGTTGGCTTAAATCTCACATATCCCAAATACCTAATAATATAATTTTAGATCTCGGATATGTTGATAGTAATTATCTACAAGAAGATATAGAGCTTGTTACGTCGTTTCTTACTATTTTTAAACATGCTTCTAAAAGAGTGTTTATTTTAAGTGGTTCTATTCCTGCAATAATCCCAACAAAATCTACCGAAAATTATGAATGCCCCCGTTTTGATTATGAACTATTTAAATCTATTTCAAGAGATTGTTCAAGAGATTTCGAACTATCTAATTTAGAAATTAATTTTGGAGACTACACAACTGTATCGCCAATACAAATAGATTATACCGATAAAAAAATTATATCTAATGTTCAGATAAAATATACAACGTCTGACAGATACATCTTAGTTCGCAATGGTCAAAGAAAGGGAAACTATAATCTTTCAGAAGTATGTGACGAAATAGTTAACTTTGCTAACTTCAGTAAAACACATTGTTGGGCAGATAGATATATAGCCGATTTACGCGACTCAACTGACACCAATCGTGGCAACCCTTCTACCTGGGCCTCTTTAGGGATAGAGCATCACATTGTTTTGTGCGCTGAGTAAATTAGAAGAGGAGCAATATGCAACGGTCGATTGCGTATTACTCCTCTTTTAGTTTGGCACGAATAACTCCCTTTAGAGTGCTTTTTTGATATTTACTAAGTTTGCTATCTAGATAAGCAATCAGATCATATTTAAACATACCATTGACCGCATCCCTATTTAGTCCTGCTTTTGCATAAAAATTGTTATCGAGAATTATTTTTCTCAATTTGGATGATTCTAATAGGCCAGTAAATGAAACAAAATCAAGATTGGGATTCAACTTGGCCACTCTTTTGTAATTTAAGCTAACTTTATTTTCTCTGTTTCGTCTTGCCATGATTATTCCCCAATGATCGGGCACTATTTTGGAGACTTCTTCTATATACTTTTCGCCTGCAACTATGCAATTTCTTTCAAAGTTAAGGTCATATTCTCTAACTTGATTTTCTAATCTATTCAACGAGTCGTAATCGCTTTTAATTTCAAAAGCATTGACATGACCATTTATTGCCACTAAGTCCGCTCTAGATTTTCCAGAATATGTTGTATATTCATCAAAGACTCTCGCGTTCTTGTACGCCGAAACCATCTTTCTTAATACCGCGCGAATATCCTTATCATCAAGTTTATTCAAAGATATCTCCTCCTCGAAAAACAGAATACCATATTACTGTTTTTATTTTCAAGAGTATATGGCACGCTACTCACTTCAATAACTCTTTATCTCAGTCACCTCATATATGTACAAAAAAGGAGCCGTTTGTGGTAGGGCGGCTCCTCAGACTAATTTCAAACTAACTGAGAGAAGTTTTCACCTCTTTTCAGATTAGTTTTTATGGCCCAGTGTTAAGCAAAAATTTGTTTAGGGTCAATGGACCTTGTAGGATTCGAACCTACGACCGAACGGTTATGAGCCGTCTACTCTAGCCGACTGAGTTAAAGGTCCAAAAGACCGGTTATGCAGGCCGGCCAATTTTATGCAGGAGTTTGGCGAGCTGAACATGCGTTTAAATGAAGGGGAGTCGCCTCCCAATTTGTAATGCTCGCCAATGCACGCAGCGGGATTCGAACCCGCGTCAGGCAATTACTGTCTGCTCTGCTATTGAGCTATGCGTGTGTTTCTTAATTCTTTCGATGATACTAGAATAACCCTTAAATATGGCTAGTGCCTGCAGACTGACTGCACAAAAACTGCATTCAAACTGCATCAAAACTGCTTTTTTTAAAAATATGGAGATCATCAAGCATGTAGCAATCGGCAAACTGTAATAGTGCTTTTGGCTTCCAAACGTGGAAATAGCTGGACTCAGAAAATCCTAAGTCCATAAAGCACATGGTATCTGATAGTTCTTGTAGATATAGTTCATCTAAGATATTCTGGCAATCTTTATCACAGTGTTTAATTGCTTGGATTGTCCGTTTAACGACTTCTTCGGCATATAGTCGCCGCACAATTCTTGAATCTGTCGCATTACCTGATGGCTGAGATTTTGGCATTCCATCATAGCTAGGTGATTTTAAGTCGCTCATTGATTGTCCACTGATACGAACCATCTTAGGCAATACTACGGATAAAAAGTGTGTCACGTTTTGCAAAGTTGCTCCAACATCTACCTCTGGGAAGAGACTTCCCATGTTCATATTGTCAAAATCTAATTCAGCCAACCCTTTCAGCCCCTATCAATGGTATAATTAATTTGTTGACCATTGAGTAAGAACGAATTGGGTGAGGGCTGTTGCGTCAGCCCTTTTTTGCTATCTAAAATGGCCGTGTAAGCTCGTGTAGCACGTTATTAAACTCAGCATTGCTCAGCATACCCAAAGCAATGTAAACTTCCTTAGGCACGCTGTGATCACTTAATTTTGATTGAAACTCGGCTAGCCCCATCAATACATCGCCCTCTGGTACCAATGATTCCAGATAGTGAAGCAGCATACGTTGGTTACCGTTCATTGCGTCGCGTTTTTTATCCATACGTCCTCCTACATAAACATCGTCAGCTCATGGATAACCTGGTTGCGTTCTTTCGCCGACAGCTTGTTAATCGCGTTGCGTTTGCTGTTGCTAAGATTGTTAAAGTGGTTGCCACACCACACTAACGCCTGTGCCACATCGCCACCATAGCTTGCCATGCCTTGCAGCACGTAATTGCGATACTCAATCTGTTCGTGTGTCATGCTGTGCCTCCAATAGTTCTGGGTTCGTATGCACATTGCCGACAATATCGCAATCCATATGTGTTTCACTTAAATCGTAAACAATCCCCAAATAATCGTTATCCAATTCAAATTTGCCTTCATCGAAAATAACTTGATAAGGTGCATCATCTGGATCAAGTGACACCAAATCATTTTCATAAATATCATCGCCATTGGCATCTTTCAGGCCGGTATATTGCTCCAATTTAAGCAGTCTATTGTCTCCAATAGGGCCATCATTTCCACCTTGCACATTACCATCAGCAGGACTAGCTTCAACCCAGTAAGCCTTGCCATCTATAAAATCTATACAGTCGACTTGTAGCATTTTATGCTGCGTTTCGTCCCACACTCTGAATTTTGGTACCATCATTCGCCCTCCCAATCTCAACATCACTCGGTGCCACCTCGATATGCCTATGACTGCCTTTAACTTTTACCATCGCTAACCGCCTATCACCACGAGTAATCCAGCATAGCCATGTGGCCGGTTGCTTAACGTGATGGTGTCGGTGGTAGCATACCTTATCGCCGTACTTCACTGTTCTGCCTCCCGTAGCTTCACTCGCATGCAGCGCACCCAATCTTTGTCGCGGCCCATAACGCTAGCGACTCCTTGATTGTTAGGCCGATTCATGTGTTTGACGTTATATTTTAGCTGTGTTAATTCATCTGGTGTGGCTTGGTAATCCAATTCGTCACGTCTTCGCATTCTGCCACGTAATTTCTGGATATATTGAGGTGTCCTGGACCGTTCTTGTGAAATATATTTGTTGGTGAATCCGTGTAAAATCATGTGGCGTAGGATCTTGTTTTCTGCCGTGTGTCCTTCCTCAGTTTGACCGCGGATTTCTTTTTTAACATTTTCCGGCCACTTATCTGGATCATCACCATAATTGGCGTAAGCAGCTCTAATTTCAGCTGCCATTTTCTTGTTTAGTGACATAACTTTTACTCCTTATCAACAATTTTGAACGTGATTTCTCCTGATTTTTTAATCATTTTTGTTTACCTTCCTTAGCCTCAGCTTGGTGTTCCCGCGCGTGTTCCGCCATACGACGCTTCTTCTTGCGCATGGTGGACTTTTTCGTGTGCTTCCGTTGCTTACTCATCAAATACCTCCTCACTTTCTCTGTGAGTTTTCACAATCGCCCACAGTATTTCCGCTGCGGTTCGTTCTCGATGCAGTCCAACTCTCATGCGGTCAATCTTAGGTACTAACCGTTTCCAGCTCTTGTCGGGGCAAAGGATCATATCGACTCTTTCCGGAATAGCTTGCTGCTCCACCAGCTGCTGGGCCAGTTCGGGCAAACACACCAGAAAATTTTTATCACCGTAGAAGGTCAGCCCATGTCCAGATGTGAAATCTGCCATACTCGACTTGACCTCATAGAACTCAAATTGTCCTAATTCCACTGCTACCGCCTCCGGGGCACCCAATTTCGAATGGAACCCAACGAAGTCTACCCGCTTTTTGCCGCCATCGAAGTTTACCTCAGGTGACCAGTACATGTTTTGTGAATCAAGCCGTTTCTCAACCAATTGGCTGAGTTTCGCTGTGATATCAGGCCGTTTGCTCATGATTGTCCTCCTTAGCCTTAAGCCACTTGGTACGCGTGATGGCGTGCCAATCTTCATAAGGAATCGGCAGCCCTTCACCAGGCACCCGGTCCCACTCAGGCAGCCGCCACCAGATTGTGTGACTATCACTTGTAACGATTACATAGGCTCCGTCTACCGGTAACGGCTCGCTTTCAGCTGTTTCCTGTACCGTTCCAGGTAGCCAACAGTAACCCTCATCAGACAGTAGCTGCATTAACTCGCGGTACTGTCGCTTACCTTTAACCATGTAAGACTTCATCTTTTGATTACCTCCACATGCCAGCCATTGATGACTGGCTTTTTCTGTTGCCACAAGGCTGCCTTCACCTTCCATGTAGGTGTATGCCCCAGATAGTGGGTCCTCGCCCATGAAAGTTGACACTCGTGACAGCCCATGCTGCTCGTCAATCTAACTCGCAAAGTGATCACTTGAGTCGGGGTCGCGGTACAAGTTTTCCATCCCCAAGAAGTCGGCGATGTCAGCCAGCAGCTCGAAGTTCTCATCCCGTAACTCATCGAAACTAAGGCTGCGAATCTTACCGCCACTATCGATGTCAAATGGCTCACTTTTCTTGTTGTTCAGGTCCATCAGCTTGGCTAATGCCAGGCGTACATTTTCAGGTTTCATTTTTTGTCCTCCGTTCGATTTAGTCCCCGCTGCACAATCATCAGCGCCTCTTCAGGGCTGCGGGCCACTCCGTAGATGACCGGGTCCATAGCAACTTCCTTCGCAAAATACTCTTGTGCCGGGCGCCGCTTCCCCTTATCAGTCTTGACTTCGATGAAAAACATCTTGCCATCTGACTTGCGGTATCCGCATAGGTCCGGGAAACCCTTCTCAGGGCCAGCGCTAAAGAACCGTCCGTCTTTCATGGGTACCCTACCGACGTTGATACGCCATACCTGACATCCATTTATCGACAGCATAGCGATGATTTGCGTCTGAATGACATGTTCTGGACCCGGTCCACGCTTTTTGTGCTTGAGTGGCTTGACTATTTCCTTATCACCATCAGGGCTATAGCTTCGTCCTTGTGGAATACCACCACTAGGATACTTAATCATGTGGCGCCTCCTTGCGTTCATAGCTCTTTTCTAGCTGATAGAGGACTAACTCGACAGCTCCCCATTCCAGCTGACCACGAACACGACTATGCTTTTCTAAGCTTGGTCCATACCAGACATCGGTTCCACGATTACTTTGCTCCTGCAGGAGCTTATGTGCCTCTTCAAAAGTCATCTCTAGGCCTCCTGAGCAACTGGCAAGTCGCTGCCCATTTGCTTGATGACTGCCAGCGTCGCGGTAGATGGCACCCAGTCGCTGATGTAGTCCGACACGTCGTCGAAGTATCCCTCACGAATTTGTGTCCGCGTCTTGACGTGAGCCACCTCACAGACACCCCTGTTGATGTCACGGAACAGTTTTGAACGTTGCGAGTTACTCAGTACTAGGTTGTGCATCCCCATGTAATCGCGTACCGCACGGTTGATACGACGTCCCAACCAGTTATACTCGCCAGGATCCAGCTTTTGATTCTTCTCTAGGTCAGTTAGACGGCTTTCAACGTGATCCACACGTTGATTGGTATCCTCGTTACCCTGCAGCAGTAACTTAATCTGTTCACGCGGCGTCACTGGTAACTTGTTCGTTGATTCCTGTTTAGCTAACTGCTTTTCAGCTGAGATAAAGTACCGTCGTGCTTGCTGGCCTTTCTCAGTCCGTTGAATCATGGCGAGCTCTTTAGCCATGTCTAAAGTCATCGCATATTCGATGCGAGGCCGGCCACCATGGCTTTTCGCCGAAATTGGCGTAAAGTCTTCACCTTGGGTAAAACCGTAGTCAGTCATATCTTTGAACCAGTTAGAGAAATCCTTGCCAACTTCCAAGAAGTCGTGGAGTCCTCGAGCGTTAACCGCGACGTTGTCGCTAGTGGTGCCTGTGATTAAATCTCGTAAACTTGTCATACTATGCCTCCTGCTTTTTATTTCGTTGCCGAAGTTTCTGAATCCGCGAATCTAACTCCGCCTGTTGCTCAGCACTAAGCTTCTTAGCTGGTGCCTTGGGCTGACCACTATCCCGTTGTGCCCAGTCCGGCAAGGTCTCCTTGGCGTGCGCTGGCTTAGTGTTCGAGCGGCGACCATTAGCCATACGCTGGTCGTGTTCCTCAGCCGCCTTCTTGGCCTGCTCAAGCGTGGTGATGTTACGCTGCTGCCATCCATCGATAACTGCACGCAGGTATTTAAGCGCTCCACGCGACTGAACATCGTGCTCTCCAGCAATCTGGATAGCGTAGTCGATGATGTCAGGTGACAGTTGCTCAAGCCACCCGTTAAGCTCTGGTAAGGCGATGGCATTTGGAAATCCCCAGAGGGCCGTCCACTTGTCGAACACGTTCGAGCGAGCAACCACGTCATCATCTACATCTTTTTGTTTAGTCTTGTTTAGTTTAGTTAATGCTCTACTACTGCCTATAGAGGTGTCTCTACTACTGTCTCCCCAGTTGTCTGTGTGATTGTCTATACTATTTGTAGGCAGTTGTTCATACAGCTTAGGAAGATGGTAAATTGCAGCTTGATTACCTGTTCGAGATTTCCAATCGATGTACCCCTTCTGCTGAAGAAGATTACGTGCTTTATAGAAGTTGGCTTCTTTAATTCCAGATTTTTGGCATAACACTGATGAGGCTACCGTGAACGTTTCAGACCATGCGGTCTTATTGTTTATGGACATTAGTGAGTACCATAAAGCAATTTCCGATGATTTGAGGGGTTCGACTTCGAGCCGATCATAGAATGCCTTTATCTGAACCAAATAATTCAATTTGCCACCTCCTTACGCCGCCCACCCACCGCTTATAATCTATTTACTTCTTACCGTTGACGGCATTGAAGATATCTTGCTGCTCCTGACTAGTCAAATCAGTATTTTCGCTATCTGACTTTTTGGTATGCTTGACAGGCGTGGGCTTGTCTTCTGATTTAGCACCATCGCTGTCATCACTTGTGGCATCATCCGTAATGTCTAACCGGTCTTCTACTAACTGACCATCATCTGACAGCTCTTGCGGCTTCTCGTCCTTGCTGACAGCGTTTTGCATTTCGATAGATAAGATACCCCAGCGGCCTAGCATGCTCCGTAGAACAGTTTTAGTAGCCATTGCATCGTAGTGGTCACGCCATACACCAGCAAGTGCTCGCTTGTCCTTGGCCTTATTATTGGCGATTCGATGAGCTTCAACCTGATCACGCGTCCAGTAAACAGTCTTGGTGAAACCGTTCAGTAGTTCAAAGTAGCCAGCGTAACCAACGACTTTATCTGATGTCTGCTTAGAAAAGTCATACTTGAGTTCTTCTGCCAGCGGGTCCCATGAGATAAAGGCGCCTTCGGGAATTGGAGCAACGTTCAGCTTGTGATACTGACCTGAGCGTTGCGCCAGTTGAATATATCCCTTATACCCGATGATGAGTTGTGCCTTTTTCTCGTAGTGTCCCGTTTCTTTATTCTTGGCTTTAAATGGGACGATATAGGCATACCCAAGATTGGGGTCAATAGGAAGGTCCAACGTTGCGGCGACCATTGCACTCGTCATGATAGACATTGGTTGAGCATCCGCTAGGTATCCGTTGGAATTGACGACGTTAAGAACCGAACTAACGAAACCTGAAGACTTATCTTTCAAGACGTTTTGAAACTTGGCTTGAATCGTCGGTGATTCAAGTAGAACCTTGATTGATGCATTCTTAGCATTAACTTTTTGAGGCTGAGTGTTTAAAGCCTGGTTTAAAGTATTGTTAGTAGCCATTCTTATCTCTCCTTAATCCGCAACACGCGGTTGCCGCGCTTGTTCATCCGATTGGTCACAACGAAGTTAGTCGATGTACCAACCTCGGTCGCAAGCATTGCCGCTCGGACCTTGTTTTCAGTAGTTTTGATGTCGTTGGTGTAGGTTTTAAGCCCTTCTTTGAGCTGTTCACGTTGAGTAAGTAGCTTGTCCAAATCATCGTCTAAGATGACTGGTTGGCCCTCAGTCTCGTGATGAAGCTTATTTAAGACGTTGGTAGTTGAATCGGAACCATCAATCTCTGGCGGAATGCCTTGGATGATATGCTTCTCCCACCAGTCAATAAGTTGCTGACGCATAGTAGCAATTAATTGGTCGTCCCGGTCAATTCGCTTAGTCAAGAAGTGGTGACCGCCAATTAACGTGGCAAAGTAGCAGTAAGGACGATTAAGAACCATCATGTAATGTTGAACTTGTAGCAGGTAAGCGGGTGGAACTTCGTCGTCCGTCCACTCTGAAGACTTGAACTCCATAGCTGTTTTGATTTCCAAGAATCCGGGTTCGCCAACGATATCCCGATCGATGTCTGCCCGAAGGAAGTCATACTCAGGGTCAACAAACGTTTTGTTTTGACGGTGTACCTTCTTGCCGGTTTGGCGCTGAAACTCCTGAGCTAAGATAGGTTCCATGATGTTTCCCCAATGAGTAAACTCGTTTCCAGTATCATCGATAGGCAATCGACCAGTCTTATCAGCCCATACTTCATATGGAGACCGCCAGCTGTTGAATCCTAGGATAGCTGAGGCATCAGAACCGCCGATGCCTTTGCGGCGATGTTCCAACCACTGGTAACGATTCATTTTGTAGGTCATCTCGACCTTGGGACGTGGTCTTTCTTTTACTTGGTCCATTATTTTTCCTCCTCAAGCTCTGGCTGCCAAGCAACCAGCTTGTCATTGATACTATAAAGCCGGTCAATTTCTTCATCGTCCAGCCGATTGTCTTCGGCTAACCGCTGAACCTCTTGAAAAAGTTCGGATTTAATATCCGCCAGCTCTGATAGGTTAGAAACGCCAATTGGCTTTGGCATAAAAGTTCCTGGCACATTTGTCATCATGTCCATGAGATTACCTCCGATTTTCGTAGGGCCGTGCTTACGACTTGCTTTTTAACACGTTTCATAAAGCCTTCATCCGTGTCGATGCGTTGGATGCTTGGGTCTGGCTGGTTAATTCGTGTGACAGCTTGCTGACCAAACTTACGGTCATACATGTACGAGGTACCTCCTAAAGCCATTGCCATACGCCACCTTTCGGAGTAGAATTAACGCTAAAGAAGTATGAGAGATACTTTTTATCTTCGAGTTCTGACGGCCAGGTCAGGGCTCTTTTTTTATGCCAAATTTTCATTTTTTGTCCTCCAATCCAAAATAGTCATTACGCCAAGACTTCCAGCCACCGACCGTCTCAACGTGTTTACGGAAGCGGTAACCGGCGTAGAAAAGGCCCACAATACTGCCGATCCACGTGGCTGCTTCACCAAAATAGAAGCACCAAAAATCGTAAATGCTTTGCAAAATCATTTTTCTTCCTCCTTACCACGGTAATTCTTCCCAGTGACGATCTAAGAAATCTGCCATGGGACCAGCCTTGAACAGCCAACGTGAGCCTTTTCCTGTAGCCTCATGAATCTCATGTCGGTCAATCATGTCTTGAATTTCGCGTGAATAATGGGGATTGTATAAAACGTTGTCCTTAATCCAGTCCGTTGACTTTTTCCCGGCCCATTCACGTAAATCCTGCATGGTCCAAGTTCGACCTGTAAGTGCCTGACTGCGAAGACTATCAAGTTCATCCCGTTCAACTAGCTCTAAGCTATCTGGTACCACCGCCCGAGCCTTAAATTCAATTACCTGTGGTGCTTTCATCTTGTCACCCTCCTACTCGTGCATTGGCTTCGTCAAAAACTTGATGGATATCGATTCCAGCATATTCTGCTTTGGCTACAATATCGGTGTTTTCAGACATGATCTCTTCGGCATACTCTTTAAAATAGTCTCGTATGAGTAAGATTTGCTGTGACGACCGAGCTTCCGGTTTAGTCGTCATGGCCTGATCGAACGCTTCTTCTAATTCACGCCGATCGTCCTCTTCTTTGCGTTGCTGGAAGAGTGTTGCCATAACATCGTCATAACGTTTGCTGCTCTTCAAGAAAGAAAGAACACCGTAATCCTTACGGGCGCCAGAGAATGCCAACAAGATACTATGCAGCGCGTGTGCCAACCCAGCTCGCATCCCCTTGTCGCCAGTACGCTGCCCATTCGCTAAACGGGTCAGTTGACCATCGGAGATATGAACTTTTTGAGCGACGTCCCTACGCACCACTCCTGCCAGATCCAAAGTTAATTGTTCGGCAAATTTATTCTGCATGCTGTCACTTCCTTCTAACTGTCAATTTGATGTAAGGCATTTGACAGCCATAATCGTTATACTTAAGCCATAGCTTCAAAGACTTGGTCAGCTGTCTCATTAGCAATTTGTGCCTTAGCAACCACAACTAAGTTTTCTAATAGCTGATCGTTATCAGCTGTTAGTTCTTCAATGAACTTAGCTGGATGATTTGACGTGCCAGCTACCATTTCAATTTTTTCTTGCCGTGTCATTTTGACACCTCCTATTAGTTTGATGAGTAGTTTCCAATCACAAGAATTAGTAATCCTGCTGCTAGAACTTGGAGCATAGTGTCACCCCCGTTCTTTGGAAAAAATAATATTAGTCACCTCTTTTGGTACAATTAGTGCGTAAGGAGGTGATAATCATGGAAAAAGCAGAATTTGAAGAGCGCTTCAACAAAATTGTTAAAACTGCCTTGGACGACCAGAATACTGAAAAGTTTGTATCAACAATTGGAGATTCCGTAACCGAAATCATTAACAATAATTCGGATAGTAATCTCATAGCATCAAAGATCGCCACTAAAGTTAGCAGCAGCTTTCAAGTATCCACTCTTCGAGCAGTTCATAACCTTCTAGAAGAGTTCTTAGTTGACGACACATCAGCTAAGTAATTCTTTCTCTACGCTTCTCATGCTTTGCCGGATGTCATTTTTGACTATTTTGGACAATTCATCCGATGACAATGACGTTTCGTGACGCTCTTGGTTACTAGCGATAACCTTGAGCGTTTTATTTAAGCTACGAAGTTCTGTAAGAACTGCACTTTGGAATTCTTCTTTCTTCATCAGCTCACCTCCTCAGGCTACCGATATCACTCACCTTCTCTGGTACAATTGATACTTGAAGGAGGTGATAAATTATGAAACTTAATCATGAATGTGTCAGAGATTTGCTCTTACTATTAGAACTCGTTCCTTATGACGGCGGCTCGGAATCGGACTTGCAGCAAGTAATTGAATCCTCTAATATCTCTGATCTTTTTGACCTAGATACGTTTTACTATACTTTTATCGAACTGATAGATGGTGGCTTCGTTGATGGCAGAAAGTATCAACAGATGCCTGATGCTTATGCCTTTACGAAGATTACGTACAAAGGTCATGAATTTCTCGACAATATCCGAGATAACACGAATTGGGAGGAAACCAAATCTACAATTGCTTCTAAGATGGGTTCTGCTTCATTAAACATTTTTAGCTCAGTTGCAGCTAAGCTAATTGAAAACAAATTCGGTCTTTAGCTTTTTAATTTAATTTCTACACCGTCCACTAGTGCAAACAGATTATCCTTTGCTAGTGGATATTTTTGTTCAATTCGTTTCATCTCACTATCAGTAAAGGTAACTGCGGCAAACAAATTATCATCAACAGAGACATTTACCAAGTGATTAAAACCACCTGACTTGTAAAAATGAATCACTTCATGTTTCTTCATCAGCTCACCTCCTCAGGCTTTTTGATACTATTTGTATCAAAATTAAGCAAAAATATATCAGGAAATAGGATTGCTAAATCCTTTTCAAAGAAATTAGCATATTTAACAGCTAATTTAGCGCTCGGATTCGTTGCACCGTTTTCAATTTTTCTAACTGTTATTTCAGCAATACCAAGTTCGTTAGCAAGTTCTTCCTGAGTAAGACAAGCTTCTACACGAGAACTTTTTAGACATTTTCGAATCATTTTTTTCGCCTCAATTCCGATACATAACGTATCAACAATCATAATGATACACGATACATTACGTATCGTCAATAGAAAAAAGGTACTTTTTGTATCTTTTATTGAACCAGATACTTTTTGTATCTATAATGATACGTATAATATCAATTAAGGAGGACTATTAATGGCTTCTTCTACTTTTGGAACTCGTTTGAAGTACTTGCGCAATCAACTCGATCGAACGCAAGATGATGTAGCAAAAGCTATTGGAACTAGTAGGGCTGCATATTCTCATTTGGAAAATGGACGCAACGAGCCCGACAACACAATGCTTATAAAGCTAGCTAACTACTATGGAGTAACAACTGACTATCTTTTAGGTCACAAAGTTGACCTCGGTGATGTGCCCGTTGCCGCCCATATTGATGGCGATCTAGCTGATTTAACCGAAGAAGAACGCCAAGAAATAAGAGACTATATTGAGTTCAAAAAGGCGCAGTACAAAAAGCGTCATGAAAAGGACTGAGTTTATTGAATAGACTTGAAACCTTAATGGCGCAATATTCGGAAATTGCTTTTAGCTTCAAGAGGTTACCAGTGCGCCTGAGCGGCCTGGCAATCGGTGATGAGGTCGCCCTTAACGAAAGAAAAACACCCGACCAACTATGTCAATGGATACTAGAGGAAATTGGTCATGTTGAAACTTCGGTTGGCGACATTACCGATTATAGATCGTTAGAGAATATGAAACAGGAACGACGGGCTCGTGTTTGGGGATTTACTCACTTGCTGACACGGGCTGACATGGACCGTTTACGTCGCGAATATGCGTGTGAGGAGTCCGACTATCCAGCGGCCGATGATGTTGGCGTTGAACTGCCATACCTGCATGAAGTTGGTCTTGCATATGGACTGCACTACAAACATGTTTTAGATTGAAGGGACTACGAGATGTCAATAAGGGATATTTTTCGAATATCTGAATTCAAAAAACAGATCATTCATTTAAAAGAAGCTAACGAAGCTTTATCAAAGAACAACTTAGAACTGGAACAGTCAAAAAAAGAAATGCTTATGAATAGCACCCACTTAAAGTCACAAATTCAGACAGCTCTTCAGAAAAATAAAGAGCTGTCTGAAAAGGCCAGCCTCAAGCTATCTCTTCACGAAGCTGAACCAATAAAACTTGATAAAATTATAACTCTAAAAACTGCAAAGCTGTCTAAATTATCTGAAGGCGAAAAAAAGTTGCAATCTACCTTCCAAAAAATCATTGCAACAAATAAGTCCGAAGTTAAGGAGCTTAAAAATGAGATTGGTCAGCTAATTGATCAAAAAGAAAATATTCGGGCAGATATTAGCGACCTTGAGCCTGATTTAGAAATGAGTTCGTACGGCTTATACAGGCCACAATACGATTTTTCAACGTCGTTAGAATACAAAGACACGCTTATAAATTTGCGTGAGCAACAGAAGGCTATGATTAAAGATAAGACAGCGGTTACTTATAATCCGAATTGGATAGTCAACGATAGCAAAGCCGAAGGCAGAAAAATGACTCGAAATAGCATAAAGTCCATTCTTAGAAGTTTTAATAACGAATGCACTGAGGCTATTAATAAAGCAACCTATTCTAACTACGATAGAATAAGTAGGCGTATCACGAGATCGTTTGAACAACACAATAAGATGTACAGCGTTGATGACGTCGCTATAAAGATTGATTATCTTAACTTGAAGCTAGATGAATTGAACCTTGCTTTTGCTTATCGCCAGAAATCCCAGGAAGAAAAAGAAATTTTACGTGAGCAACGTGCCCAAGAGCGTGAAGAAAAAGCATTGCAACGCGAAATTGCTTCAAAACGTAAGAAAATCGACAAAGAAATCAAACATTATACTCAAGCAATTCAAGAACTAGAAGAAAAGTCTAAAGAAGAACCCTCTAACCAAAACTTGCTTGCAGAAATTCAAAAGCTTAAAAACGAACTAGAAGCACAGCAGAACCAAAAGACTGAAGTTGACTACCGCGAGCAGCATGCAACTGCCGGGTATGTCTACATTATCTCCAATATCGGATCGTTTGGTAGAAACATTTTTAAAATTGGTGTGACACGTCGATTAGAACCTATGGACAGGATTAATGAACTAAGCAGCGCGTCAGTCCCTTTTAAGTTCGATGTGCACGCTTTAATTTTCAGTGAAGATGCTTACAAATTAGAATCGGAACTTCATAACAAATTCACAGGTAATCGTGTCAATAAAGTAAACAACAGAAAAGAATATTTCTCTATAACCATCGGAGAGGTAGAGAACGAGCTTAAAAAATATAAAGATATGACAGTTGACTTCAGAGAAAAGCCTGAAGCGAATGAGTATCGTGAAACCCTAGCATTAGAAAATAGTATTGGCAATGCTACGCACGGTTAAAGCATTGTTTAATTACTGTGTCCACACCCGATGACGTTAAAAGCTGACTACATACCACGGGAGGAAATTATGAAGGAACATAGGATCCTATCTCTTATAGTTACAACAATTGCTTTCGTTTCTGTATCAGCAGTAAGCTTGACTGCTCATGCAGCATCTACCTCACCATCTAGTCTTCGTGGCTATTATATAGGTGATAATCACCTTTTATGGGTAACCAAGAAGTCACTACATGAAGGAGCTCCACAGGCCGATGTGTATTCGTACCATATTCGTAGCGTCTCAAAAAGTGGTAATACTTATAAATTCCGAACTAGTTTCACATTAGGAAATACAATTTATCCGACCATTAAAATTAGAAAAACGGGCTACCATAAGGTGCGTTTAGTTGGTATGGCATCGATGCACAAAGTTACAAAAGCGCACTACTACCGCTACGCTAACGGGGGCTACTAATTTATGAAAAATCGAAATATCATTACTGCATTTCTGGTACTTTTCTCACTAATTATAGTATTTGCAACTAGTGATAGTGCTTCTGCTTCATCTATTCCAACCGGTCATGAACGCTGGGTAACTCTCACTCGTAATGTGAAAGTTTACAAATCATCTAACAATCCCAATGTCTGACAGCTATTCTGTCAGTACCTATACTGCCATTGTTACAAAATCTATCCGAATCTATCAGTACACTAAGGGTACCATGTATACGCCATCTCATCGCGTTCGTAGTTTTAAGCTTCACCGTGGCCAAATTATCCACATAAAAAATGGAACCTATACGAATTGGAAAGTATATGGTCGCAAATACGTAAACAACAAGCATTATGAAACTGGTAGTAACCGTTTTAAAGGATGATTCACGAGCTACTAGTTTAGATTAATCAAATACATCTATCGGGAGGAAATTATGAAAAAAATCTGGATCACCCTCGTTTCAGCAATTGCTTTAACCATGTTTATCAGTACCTCAGCAAATGCCAGTCACTATAAACGTGCGTATGTCACTCGCAACATTACCGTATATAAATTCATCCGAGGTGATTGCTATGCAACTAATCGCCTGGGTCATCATCTAAAATTACATTATGGAAAAACTATCCATGTTGCGCCCTTCTATCACATGGGAAAGGACGGCTATTTCTTGAAAGTAAACGGCCACGGATCAAAACTATATTATGCACGAACGAACAGTTCTAAATGGTTTACACGACATTAACAGCTTCTGTCTGGTGACTCCCCTCGGTTCGATTCCGGGAGAAGCATTGTCCCAAAAATAGTGACATTAAAAGATAAATATGTACTTGGGCCCGTTCAGGGCTTTTCTTTAATCGTCACAAAGAACACACGTTTGTTTGGAGGAGTGAAAATGGCAAGTATTACCAAGCGCTACGGTAAATGGCAAATACGCGTATCCTATAAGGATAAGGACGGAAAGTATAAAACTGCTAATCAAGGCGGCCTAGCCACCAAAAAAGCCGCCCAATTACTGGCGGCAGATTGGGAAGGAAAAATATCACGAGGAGAGCCTTTAAAGGGTGAAAAAGCGTCTCACCTCTTCTCAGAGTACTTTCTGAAGTGGTTCCGGGATTTCAAATTGGCTAAGGTCTCCCCTCGGACCCAAAACCGATACATGATCACTTACCGTGAACTCAAAAAATACTTCAAGACCACAAAAATCGAAAAGGTAACTCGACGTGACTATCAGAAATTCATGACCACTTACGGCAAGAAACATGCCCGGGATACCGTCCACAAAGTTAACACCTTAATACGGGCTTGTGTTAAAAATGCCATCTATGAAGAACTAATCGTCAAGGACTTTACCGATGGAATTGAGCTAGTATGGGACGACAGTCGCACCCACAGGATTGACTACCTGAACATGAAAGAGACTCAGACACTGACCGCAGCCATCTTAGAGAATCCCAGTCACAATTTCACCTCACGTTCCATGATTCTAACAGCGATACTCACTGGAATGCGACTGGGAGAGATTCAGGGATTACAGTGGAAAGATATAAATTTGAACTTCAAGGCAATTTCTGTCAACCACGCCTGGAACGAATCCACCAAAAAGCAGATTCCCACTAAGACAGCATCGTCCGTCCGAGTGATTCGGATCAATCAGCAACTTACTAACGTTTTAAAAGATATGCAGGAACACAAGCGCGATGAATACGTCTTTACTAATCAATACGGGACCATTCCAACATCTAATGCGGTGAATCAGACACTGAGAAGGCTCCTAAGTGATCTTGATATTGCCCGAAATGGCTTTCACTTTCATTCCCTTAGACACACTCATGTGGCCTATTTACTCGCTGAGGGTGTCGACATTTATGCTATCTCTAAGCGACTTGGACATTCTGACCTCGGGACCACCACTCGAATCTACTCATACCTCATCGACGAGTATCGTGCAAAAACTGATAATGAAATTGAAATTGCTCTCGACAAAATCACGAGTCTAAAGGATTACACCGCACAGGACAGTGCAAAAAAAGTGTAAAGAAAAATCATTTTCCTATGTTTTTCTATGGATACGAAAAAAAGAGGAATCCCTTTAAACGCTGATTTAACGGGATTCCTCTTTATCTAAAACTTTCTAATTGTTTCAATAATGCCCCGAGCAGG